CCCATTTATGGCCGCGGCGAAAAGCGGCCGGGAAGGACCCGTTCGAAGGGCCATCGGTTCCCCGAACCGCCCACCGTTCAGGCGCCGAGCACGCGGTAGAGTTCGTGTGCGATGCGCCCGGGCAGGTCGCGGTCGACCGTGCCGAAGAACGCGGCCTCCGATTGACCCGTGACCATCTCTTCCGGGATGAACAGGCCGGACTTGATCGTGGTCAGCGGCTTGCGGCTCGACCCGACGCGCTTCAGCACGGCGCCGCCGAGGTTGAGCGCCTTGCGATTGGGGAAGCGACCGCCCTTCATAAAAGTCCCGGCATATATCCGGCGGCTGTTCCACGGCGCGGCGGACACACCCTTGCGGGTCTCACGCGCCGCAAAGAACTTCAGGCGGATGTTGCCGCCCTTGCTGCGGATGGTGTAGGCGCCGGCCCCGAAGGCCTTGGTCGCCTTCACCGCACGAACGATGGTCTTGCGCTTCAGCCCGGTCTGCCCGACCAGCACGCGGCGCATCTGGGTTAGCGCCTTGTCGCCGGTGTGGTTGATCGCGCGATTGAGGATCAGCGGTACTTGCGAGCCTGCGGCATGCAGCGCGTTCGATATCCGCAGCAGTGGCGTCAGATCATATTTGATCGAGATCGTCATCGCCGCGTCAAACGCATCCGCGCTGCGGACGCCCGTAACCGCAACAGCGCAGCAGCATCCTGTGCCGCCGATTTGATGACGAAGCGGGCTTGATCGGCCGCAATCTTGACGTCGCCTCGCGCGACGGCAACCGCCGCCGTGGCGATCGCCGTTCTCCGTTCGTTGCAGCCACAGCCCATCATCGTCTTCATAAAAGGAAAGAGGGCCGCTTGAGTGAACAAGCAGCCCAAGTCCAGGGAGGAAACGCCCAAGGAGGGCAGCGATAGCGCGAGGCGCTACCGCACACCCTATGCAACGAAAAACGCCGCCAGCATCGGGGCTGACGGCGTTCGGAAATTCCGTTTCCATTGCAGCGGCAGACCCCGTGGTTTTGGGGTGGCTGAGGGGTGGCTACCCCTATGGCTATATCTTTTCGATCTGATCCAGCGACAACTCAACCGGGGTCTGACGACCGAAGATGTCGACAAGTAGGTGTACGCGGTCTGATTCGTCAATGTCTTCGATCGAAACAATCCCCGCTTTCGTCCCATCCATCCATTTCGGCACTTCAATGACCGTCCCGCCGAAGGAAGCGAACGGCCCGTCCGACACCCTGACCTGCTCACCAACGAGATATGCAAATTGCGTGATCTTGGTGACCCCCGGCACGGCGCCGTCGACCTCAAGGCCCTGAATTTCAGCGATCATTTTCCACGGCACCTCGACCGGCAGATTGTTGGCGCAGACCAGCCCACGAATGTGCGCCATCTTGAAAATCTCCCGCCATCGGTCGCCTGCATCGAGATAGTCGATGAACGCATAACCAGGGAAAAACGGCTCGACCTTTTCGCGCATCGGTTTGAACGCCGATCGGCGCTGCGAGTGCGATAGCTTGCTGCGCGGCACTGGCGTGAAGATGCGCATCAGCGGACGATAGAGTTTGATGCTCTGGCGATCGAGAAAATCGACCGTTAGGCTGTCGATCCGGTCGCTAATCTGCACCAAATTCCAGATGTGCTCCGCAGGCTTTGACGCATCGACCTTCAGTGTCGGTTCGACGTAGCCGACAACATCGTTTTTCTGAGCATTCACATAGGATTTTTTCATTCCGTCCCTCCAGTCGTCGGCGATATCGTTCCATCCTTCCGTGGCGGCCATGGAATCGGCACTGGCAAGCCCTGCTCTGAGCGCCGCATCCGGAAATCCGCATGCGATGGCGACAATCCGTGCACGGCCGGATCGAACGGCTCCAGCCAGCGCTTGCGTGGTTCGGCCCATAGCCCGGTCCATGCGTGCAATCTTGCGCGCCAGGCGTTGAACGCGTTGCTATCCGTTGGCGCCGTCGGCCAATTGCCGATGTCATCAGTGGCAAAGCGCGCCATCGCCGCAAGATCAGCATCGATCGGAATCGCGCGCCACAGACCACGCCCTCGCTGCGGATCGTCGATCAGCCTCGGTGGCGGCAGATCGAGAATGCGATAGACCACCGTCAGCGCCGCGGTTTCCGCTTCGGTAATCCAGACCGGCTCGCGTGCCTTTTCCGGCAGCCTGGCCTGCGGGAAATTGTCGAAGATGCGGTCTTTCAGGAAGCGCTCCGGCCGAACCGGTGCCGGTTTTGGTTTCGTGGCGGCCAGCTTTTTGGCGTATTCCGGCGACGCCGCCGCGGCCAGCGCTTGTTCCCGCGGCGGCATCGCAGCGAAAACCGGCAACACCTTGAGCCATGCCCACCGCTCGCGGTCCGGATAGTTCGATTTGAAATAGGCGAAGTGCTCCGGTTCCTGCTGGCCTTCCGTTTCCTGATCATCGTGATGATCCAAACGCTCCCCGGAGGGGAGTTGAGGGGAGAATTCAGGTTCAGGTTCAGAGATTAGACCCTTCCCGCAGTGGGAGGGCTGCGGTACCGCTGCGGTAGGGCTGGCCGAATTCAGCCCTTGCTGGTGGCCAGGGCTAATCGGCTGGCTGGCGGGATTTAGCCCTATCTGGCTGGCAGGGCTAAACGAGGTTTCCGCATCGTCGGCGCCGGCGCGGTCCGGATTTAGCCCTTGCTGGTGGCCAGGGCTATCGTCGTCGGCCGCGACACTCCGACCGAGCGTGCGCGCCTCGATATCGTCTTCGTCCGCCTCGATCTGCAGCTTGATCAGGTCGCTGGTGCGTTTGCCCTTGCCGTCGCCGTTGCGGCGGCCCTTCTCGTCGATCCATTGCGGGAACCGGACGATGACGCCGACCTCCTCGAGCCAGACCAGCCGCCGCCGCACGGTTTGCTCCGACAGTTCGGTGTCCTGCGCCAGCTGCGGAATGCCGACGAAGCAATAGCCGTCGCCGTCGACATAGAGCGTCAGCATGCTCAGAATCAATTTGGCCTGTGCGTTGTGAAGCCGCAGATTGCGCGCCCAGGCATGCGCTTCGTCGGCGGCGACCCGCCGTTTCCGGCGCCGGTCGCTTGCAGCGGTGGTCGTCATTTCCAATGGTCTCGTGATGCTCGGGGAAAACTGGACGCGGAACGCAACGGGCACAAAAGGTTCTATTCGGCGGCCTCGCTCGCCTTTGGCAGCGCCCGACAGCGGGCGATCTGTTCGAGTTTGTGCCGGCCACGCGTCACGCGCTCGGCGTCGCCGCTGCCGATATCGAGCTTGGCCATGTGCTCGACAGGGCCGTATTTGTCGGTCAGCACCGCGCCGTATTTGCGCGCCAGATGCTTCTTGCCGAGGCCGATATCGAAATGCACCCACGACGCCTTGGGCGGCTGCTGCAGCCATTTCTGCTGCAGCCCGATGCGCCGGGCCATCGCCAGCAGTTCGTCGAGCGTATCGGCCCACATGTGGCGCATCGTCATGTGACGGAACTTGTGCCTGACGTCGTCGACATAGACCGTCATTCAGCGGCCCCTTCCATCAGCGTGTGGAAGTTGCGCTTGTCGCGATCGAGAGCTGCTGCAGCCGCCGGATTGATCCACAGCACTTCGGTGCGCGGCCGCGCGCCATCGGCCAGCGCCGCGAATTCGATGCGCCGCCAGTCGTGCAAGGCGTCGTCGTAGAGCGGGTGGGCGTAGCCGGACAGCACCACCATGCCGATCAGACCCCGGAGCGTCTCCAACAGCCTGACGTGCCCCCCCCCGTCGAGTTCGTGCTTATAGGCGGACTTGCCGCCCTTGAACATCGAACGGGTGTCGTGGACGTAGGGCGGGTCGACATAATGCAGCGACGTCGGCGCATCGTGGCGGGTCAGCACGATCAGCGCGTCGCGATGCTCGATCACGACGCCGCGCATGCGCTCGATGATCGCGCCATAGGCGTCCGGCAGATTCTGCCAGTCCTGCGCCGGCGTGGTGCCGCTGCGGTTCGAGTTCGAGCGGAAGCCCGTCGATTGATGCCCGCGTTGCGTCGCCGAATGGGCGTTGCTGCCAAACCCCATGAACGAGCGGATCACCAGCCGCCGCGCGCGCTCGACCGGATCGTCGGCGGGCTCATAGGCGATCTCGAATTCGCGCCTGGCGAACGGCGTCAGCCGCAGCAGTTCGATCAATCGGCAGGCCTGCGCCGGATCCTGCATCACCCGGAACAGCCCGACGATGTCGTCGTCAAGATCGTTGTAGATCTCGGCATGGCTGCGCGGCTTGTGCAGCAGCACGCCGGCGCCACCGCCGAACGCCTCGGTGTAGAGCCGATGTGCCGGCAGGTATGGAATGATCTGGCGCGACATCAGGAATTTGCCGCCGTGCCAGCGGACTGGTGGGCGTGTGATCGCGTTCATGCCGAAGTCCCTTTCTTCGGCACGCTGATTCCGAGGCTCCGGATCAGGTTGGTGCTATCGGCCCAGCGCGCGTGACCGAGCCATGCTGCCAGGAATTTTCGCAACCGCTCGTAATCGCCGGCGGCCCGGTACGCCGCGATTTTGCGCCGCGCCCGCGTCACGCTGTCCTTGCGCAGCAGCTTGTGGCTGGCCCAGATCCGGTAGCCGAGGAAATTGACGCCGCGCGAGACCGGCGCGATCTGCCATTTCGAGACCCGCAGCCCGAGTTGCTGGCGCGAGAATGCCTCGATCGCTTCCTTGACCCGCCGCAGATGCTCGGAACTGCGGCCGAGCACCACGATGTCGTCCATGTAGCGGTACCAGACCCGCTCGCCGAGGGTCTGTTGCAGATAGCGGTCGAGCGTGGCGCCAGCATAGAGATTGGCGAAAATCTGCGACGTCAGGCTGCCGATCGGCAGGCCGATGCCGGCGCGCGGCACCATCGCTTCGATCAGTTTTAGCGTGGCGCGGCAGGAAATCTTGGCCTCGATCAGCCGCCACAGCACCTTGCGCTCGATCGAGGCGAAATAGGCCGAGAAATCCGTCTTGAGGAAGTAGAGCGGGCCATCGCGGGACTCGCGCCGCAACTCGCTCTGCAGCAGCACCACGCCGGCATGCGTCCCCTTGCCCGGACGGCAGGCGAATGCCCGCGGCAGCAGCGCGCGGTCGAAGATCGGCGCGATCACCAGGCACAGCGCCTGCTGCGCGATGCGGTCGCGGAACGGCAGCGCCGAGATCAGCCGCAGCTTTGGATCGAACACGTGGAACTGGTGCGGCGGACCGGCAACGTAGCGGCCGTCTGCGACGTCCCGGGCGAGATCGGCAAGGTTGAGCGCCGAAAATTCCTTGAATTCGAGATAGCCCGGCGTCAGCCGCTTGCCGGCGGCGGTCAGGCGCAGTGCCGCTTCCATGTTGCGCGGCGAGGTGATGTTGCCGATCAGATTGCGGTAGCGCTTTGTCATGACGCCCCCGCTGAAAAACCGGCCGCGGGTCTCGACAGCCGCAAATTGATGCGACCGCTACGCCCCGCTCTGCCGGACCGTGAAGTGTGTTCGCCGAAGCAGGACAGTCGGGCTGACCACCAGCCTTGGCTGAGTGTGATCCGCCGGCGCGACCGTGATCGTTGCCGAGCAGCAATCAGCATAAGGTCGTCACTGCGGCCGCGGGCGCCGAAGTTCTCGTTCGAATTGCCGGGGAAGTTGTACGCGACGTTCGCCTGGCGCGAGCCCGCGTCGTCGTCGTTCCACCAGTTCCCGCCGAACAAGGAAGCGCGCGGCTGCATCATTTCCCCGCCTGCCCCATCGGACGCGCGGACGCGTCAGATGCTTTCAGCTTCCTTTGCCATGCGCCGAGCATTTTTCCGGGCTCCGCCAGTAGCGCCAAGGCGGCGACATGCTGTTTCGGGCCGAGGATTTTGATGTCGCCGCGACTGAGGAAGCGCAGGAATGACCGCAAGGTCGCGAACTCGGCATCGACGGCGTAGAGCCGCGACACCTGCCTCGATTTTGCGGCATGGTAGAGGCCGCCGATCGGCCCGAACAGCGCCGCCAGCACGGCATCCCGGAGGACACCATGCCGGCGCGGCGCGTTCTGCAGGATCGGATAGAGATAGTTCACAAAGGCCTCGTATCGTTCCACGATCGCCAGGGCGTCGGTTGCTGAGTTTTCGTCCCTGACGATCTGAGTTTGCATTGGCTAACCGCCGTCGCTGTCGCGCCGGCTAGACAGGTTGCAGGTGGTCACTGCGGCCGCGGGCGCCGAAGTTCTCGTTCGAATTGCCGGGGAAGTTGTACGCGACGTCCGCCCGGCGCGAGCCCGCGTCGTCGCCGCCCCACCAGTACCCGCCGAACAAGGAAGCGCGCGGCGTGTCGGGGTCGCCGTCATGGCCCCACACCCACAGATTGCCGGTTGCCTGCATCAGGCCGAACTTGCTGGTGCGCGGCGCGTCGAGCCCGGTCCTGACCGGATCATCGCCGATCGCCGTTTTTTCGGTGACGCCGAACGCCGCGGCGAAAAACTCCTCGACGCTCAGCAGCCCCTTGCCATGCGCGGCCATCACGGCGGCCGCGGTGGCATAATCGAACCGCTTGTAGGTCTTGCCGGCGGGATCAAGCGGGCGGTCGTTGCCGTCGGCGATGGTGACGCCGAACTTGCTGGTGCCGTCCTCGGCGCAATTCGACCCGGTCAGATAGATGTCGGCCCAGAATTTCCGGCCCAGCATCTCGACCAGCGCCATGCCGCGCGGATCCGGACACGCCGGGCGGAAATTCAGGTCCCACAGCGAGAACGGATTGATTGCGGGAATCTCGTCGCCGCCGGCCCGCGCGGCCGCATTGCCGCCGGGCGCAAAGTGGAAGCCGCCGATATAGTCGGTTTCTTCCGGCGAACGCGTCGACCGGAATGCGACGGGCGCGCCGCCGAGCGCCACGACATAGTCGGCGCCGGGCACCAGGCCCTGCTGCGGCAGCATCACCGGGGTATCTTCCGTCAGCGACCGCTCGCCGAATGACGTTCCGGCCTTGACCAGCAGCGTATCGCGACCAGTCAGCTTCAGGACCGGCGAATGCACATCCATCTTGGTCAGGATCGATATCGGCCGATCTTCAAGTCTTGCTTGCTTGTTCATGTCTCAGGCTCTCCAGGTTGCGCCGGCAGACCCTGCCGGCAGGGATTTGCTTCAGGCAGGCACCCACTGATCTCGGCCGACGCTGACGCCGGCGCCGAGCTGCAGCACCTGGCGTACCTTGGCGCGGGCGTTTTCCTTGCCGCGCGCCTTCGGGTGATCCTTGATCAGCTGCCAGATGTCGGCGACGCGGACCGGGCCCTCCATCGCGCGGATGGTTTCGCCGACCAGTTGCGCCCACGTCACATCGGCCAGGGCTTCGACCAGCACGAACCGCGGAAAAATCAGCGGCACGAACTGGCCGTTGAGCCCGCATGCGGCCAGCACGTCGGCATCGCCGTCGCCATAGGCGCACAGCACGGTCGGCGCGCCGCTATTGGCTGCGGCGCGATCGCCGCTCGGATAATGGAAATTTAGCCGGCCGCGCAGAAACAGCAGCGCATGCGCCCGTTCCCAGACGTGCCGGAAGAACGCGTCGGTCTCGGTTCGCGCAAAGATGATGGTGGTGCCGCAACCATGCGACGCCAGCTTTTCCAGCCAGCGGCCGATGATGCCGTTGGTGTAGGGCGGATTCAGCCAGACGCGCCCGAACCACGGCAACGCCAGCCCGTCATCGGCCTTGGTGTAGCGCGCCTTTGCCGTCGGCCAGGGCTGCACGTCCGGCGTCGCCGGGTCGAGATCGAAACTGGCGGCGCCGCCGAGTGCCGCCAGCACAGCCGGCGGCGTCAGCCATTCGACCGTCTGCGGCCGGTTGGAATGGTGACCGCCGATGCCGGCGAAGCGTTGGGCCCGGTTCATGCGTCCACTCCCACCCGCTCACAGACCGGCGTACCCTCGCAATGAACCTGCTCGATGCCGCGCCAGTATTCGGTCCAGTGCCGGTCGCGACCGCCTTCGGTTTCATGGCGCGTGACCTTGACCAGGCCGCAATTGACACAATCGCGCTCGCTCTTGTGCGGAAACACGACCTTGTCGCCCCAACGATGGCGGGTTCCCGTCATCGGCCGAACCTCCGGAAGGTGTTCGAGACCAGAGCCACCGCGTCGAAACCGAGCAGGATCACGACAGCGATGACGGCGCCGCCGAAAGCACCGATCACGGTGACGACGCGCACGGCGGCGAGGTTGAGCGCTTTTCCCGGCCCCATTCCGCCGCGACGATCGCACCAGCGCTGGCCGGTCATGATCGCCAGCACGGCGCCGATGATGCCGGCTGCGACGAACAGTGCGGCGATATCTGCCTTGGTCATCATTCGGCAGCCTCCAGCGTGAATTCGAGATCGTCGGGGAGCTCGATCTCGCGCGGCGCGAAATTGGCGCGCACCAGCGCTTCCGCCAACGGCGGCGGCACGCTGTTGCCGCACTTCGAGACCTGCTGGGTTTTGGTGATGGCGACGCGGTCGCCTTTCTTCCAGCCCATATCTTCGTCGTCGGCGATCGCGATGCCTTCGGCGATGATGTAGCTTTCAGGAAAGCCTTGGGCGCGGAACAATTCGCGCGGGATCAGCATCCGCATCCCGATATCGTTGATGACGTAGGGCTCGCCCTCGATCATCACGGTGACGATGGCCGCGCGATCTTTCGTGGTGACCGTATGCAGCGGATCGTCCGGCGTTTGACCGTCGCCAGTGCCGTAATATTTCTGCAGGAACGCCGCCGACAATTGCGTCTTGCCCTGCCCGTCCGCCATCACGGTCCGCGCCGGCTCGTCCAGCGACGACCCGACCCCGGTCCCGAACTGCCGCAGCAAATTCGCCGCGACCAGGCCCTGATGCGAGCCCGTATGCAGGATGGTCGAGACCGGCGCATCGACCGGACGGCCGGGGTTGATCCCATCGCCGCGCGAGATGTTGTGCTGCGCCAGGAACGCCGCAACCAGGTGCATATGCGCGCCGCCGGCCGTGACCGTATGCGCCGGCTGATCGGCGCCCTGGAACGGCTTGCCTGCGTTGCGCATCGTCATCAGGTGCGGCGCGACGATGCCGATCGGCGCCGCCCCGCCCGGGCGCTTGAGGTAGGAATTCGAGGTCACCGTCGGTGCCGGGTGTTCGAGCGACGCGCCGACCTGGCCGCCGTGAAACTTGGTCAGATGCGGCGCGATCAGCGCATGCCGGTTTTCAGTCGTCTGCGTCCGCAACGGGTCTTCGACGCTGGCGCCGCGGCCGCTTTCGCCTTCACCTTCGCCGTAATAGGCGGACAGCACGGGCGCGATCAGCGCATGCTTGACCCCGCCGGCGACGGTCGTGCCGAGCGGCTTGTCGAGGCCGGGCACACGCGGTTCCTGCCCCTCGCGCTCGCCGTATCCGGTCTGGATCAGCGTCGGCACGATGATCTGGTTCTGATCCTTCGCCGATGCGGTAATGGTATGCATCGGACCGGCGGCCGCCCGGATGCTGCCACCTTGCTGCGCGGCGCTGACGAACGGCGTGACGACGACGCTATCGGCCTTCGCGGTCAACGTTTGCGCCGGCAGATCGATGCCGCGCGGTTCGGTCTGGCCCATTCGCCCGCCGACACCGGCCACGAACGGCACGGCCAGCGCCTTCTCGCCGCGATGTGCGCCGGTAATGGTCGCGATCGGATCGTCGATCGACTCGGTTCGATCGCCGCCCTGATGCGTCAGATTGACGATGAACGGCTTGGCCGCATCCAGCACGTAGCGCTTCACGCCCTTGGCGATCCGCGCCATCGTCGCCGGCTGCAGCGGCCGGACCGCCCGCAGTCCGAATCTTTCCATGATCTCCGCGGCAGTGTCGAAGATCGAGGGGCACGGCAGCGACCAGTCGATGATTTCGGCGGCCGTGCGCCATGGCAGTTTATTGCCGGCGGCAACGTCGGGATCCTTCGGGCCGCCATGCGTCGGTTTCGGCCACACGATCGGCAGGCCATCTCTCCTCGCAATCAGGAACAGCCGCTTGCGGATGGTCGGCGCGCCATAGTCGCAGGCGCGCAATTCGCGATGCTCGACCCTGTAGCCGAGCCGCTTCAGTTCATTGACCCAGCGCTTGAAGGTCGCGCCCTTGCGCTCCGGGCACGGGCGGCCATCTATGGCCAGCGGTCCCCACGTCTGGAATTCCTCGACGTTCTCCAGGATGATGACGCGCGGTTTGACCTGGCGCGCCCAGCGCACCACCACCCAGGCGAGGTCGCGAATGCTCTTCTCGACCGGCTTGCCGCCCTTGGCCTTGGAAAAGTGCTTGCAGTCCGGCGAGGCCCACAGCAGCCCGACCGGACGGCCATCACAGACCTGCAGCGGATCCACCTTCCAGATTGAATGCGGCAGATGCAGCGTGTCCGGATGGTTGGCCGCATGCATCGCCAGCGCAACCGCATCATGGTTGATCGCGATGTCGGGCGAGATGCCGAGCGCCCGTTCGATGCCCGTCGAGGCGCCGCCGCCGCCCGCAAAGCTGTCGACGATCAATTCCCTCATCGCTGCGCCCCTTCATCGGCATTCGGTTCCGGCGTGGTCAGGATCGTCTCGACGATCTGCTGCACCGATTTCCGCTTGAACGCGCCGGCATCGGCGGCGCGTGCCAGCCGCCGCGCCCATGCTGCCGGGAAGCGCTTGACGCTGCGCGGCCCGCCGTCGATCCCGATCACGGTGACCCGTTCCAGTTCGTGCGGGCTTTCGCGCTGTGTCGTCTCGTGCACCAGCAGCACGACGGCGTCAGCGACGCGGGCGGCGGTCGCGCCAGGCTGGCCGAGGATGGTGAGGAGGTCCGTCATGCCGGCACCCGCTGCATCATCTCGCCAGCCACATCGATCGGAATCGAGAAGAACCCCTGCGCGCCCTTGAACGGAATCGGACGGTCCAGCTTGATGACCCGGCGCCTGCGCCAGGCAAAACGTTCATCGGACCAATTCCCGCAGACGCGATCCTCATCATGGGCCGGCGACGTTCGATCCATGCGATCGCAGCTGACCAGCTCAACCGCGCCGAGGATCGCGCCCGTCGGCAGGTCCATCGCCCAATGGCCGCCGAACTCGTTCTCTAAAATCTCGCGCAGCGGATGGCCGACAGGGAAATCGCGCTCGAAACGTTTTGCGGCGTGAACGGCCAGCCAGCCGCGGTAGCCGGTTTTCCAGTGCCGCGTCTCCGTCGGCTTGCTCTCGGTCAGCCATAGTGATGCCCACGGCTGCCAGAGCGAAAACCCCTTCATGGTTGGCGCCGGATCTTCGATTTTGAAGAGATCGCCGGTCATGCCACTGCCTCGCAGGTCTGCCGGTTCAACAGTTCAAGCAGTGGATCGCCGTGGCAGGCCGCGTCGGCGGCGCACCAGCAGGCGACGTTGCGATGACGCAGCGCCTTCAAATTCTCGGCGATGTGGCTGATCACCAGCCGCTGGCTTTCGAGGCTGGCCTTGCGCGAGACCGCCAGCCGGCCGCCCAGCATCATCCGGAACAGGTGCACGCATTCCGTCCGGTCACCGTCCTCGCCGACCACGAAGGGATTGCCGAGCGGACCCGGCCTGGCGATGTTGACCGCCGGCAAGCCGTTGAGCGCCAATGAGGCCGCCTGCAGGTTAAAGCCCTTGGCGCGGGAAAGCCGGAGGCGGACGGGCTTGATCATGCGCAGCCCTCCGCCGGCATCGCGGCCGCCGCTTCGGCAGGGACCTTCCGGCTGGCGTTGTTGGCGTCGGCCTCGATCGCGAGATTCCGCAGATCAGGTGCCAACCATTCGAGCCCGGTTTCCCTGCCCTCCAGCCCGGCCTCGATCGCCCATGTCAGCTTGGTCGAATGAATTCGCTTGATTGGTCTCGTCATGTCAGACCCACTTCCTTCTCCGCGCGCATCTGCACCAGGTCGACCGCATTGAAGCCGGGGCAGCGCTCATCGAACGCCGCCTCGCATTTGTCGCCGTAGCTTGCGAACGTCGCGCCGCATCGCGGGCAGATGATGCCGGTCCCGATCCGCGCGCGAACCAGCTCCTGCACGCGCTGGCGCAGTTCGCGGATACGGTTCGGGACCTTGCGATGCGACGCGTCCATGTTGCGCTCAGCCGATCTTGCCGTAGATCGCCAGCAGCGAGGTCTTCTCCATCGCATCGGTGACGATCAGCTTGAACGCGGCCTGGCGGATGTGTTCGGCGCGGTGCAGCTTGATGCCGAGCAGCAATTTTCCTTCCTCAAGCTTCCAGCGCAGGAACGCCTGCACCTCGACATCGGGATCGCCAAAATAGACGGGGATGCCGAGCACGAACTTGGTCGGCAGTTCGATGTCGCCCTTGCTGCGGGCCTCGGTATTGTCGTTGAACTCGAAACTCTCGTTGTCGCTGTTGGTGCGGACCGCGGCGATGAAGTTGACGCTGCGGCGGGCCTGCAGATCGCGCACCGCTTCGAGTAGCGATCCGGCATCGGGCGCCTTGATGTCGGGCGCGTTCTCCTCGATGAAGCGCGCGAATTCGAGCTGCGGCTTCAATTGCCCGCTAATGCCGGTCCAGGTCTTCCACTCCTCGGACGGCGGCAGATCGAGCGTGGCCTTGTGCGAGACATGCGCGGGCTTGGCGGCGCCGTGATAATCGATCGCGCCGACGATCCGGCTAGAGACGACGTCGGCAAACATCATCGACGTTTCGGCCTTGAACCGGTTCAGGTACTCGATCAGCGCGTCGGCGTTCTGCAGCGTGACGTCCTGCCGGATGATCTTCGGCATCAGCACTTCGAGCGCATTGGGCGGCGTCACCTCCTTTTCGGTGAAGCCATGCGGGACGACCAGAAATTCCTTGCCGCTGTCGGATTTGACGATCGAGGCTACCCCGGCCGCTTTGACGGCGAGCGCGGCGATGGTACCGGCTTCATTGGTGGTATCGTGCTTGTCAGCCATGTCTAAAACTCCTCAAATGTTGGATGAAACGAGGGGGAATGCGATGCAGATCGATTTCAGGCGGTGCCGGCCGGACGCGCGCCGCCTTCGCTGCCGGCTTCCTTGAACATCTCGCGCTGCGCCGGGTCGGTGCGGTGCAAATCGCCGGCCTGGTCGGCGAAGAACACGGCCGACGGGAGTTCCGGCCGCGGGATTTTCGAGGTGATCGAGATCTGCAGGTCGCGCTCGGCGCCGCCGCCTTTGGCAACCGCGACCTTGATCTTGATGGTGATCTCGCCCTTGAGGCCGGTCTCGTTGACGGCCTCGTTGAGCAGTGAGAATTCGCGGCTGGCGAGGTCGACGGCGCGGCCGTTGCGGTATTCACGAAGCACGTCAGTAATGGGACGCATGCTGGTCTCCTTTGCTGGAGGTGGAAGGGGAATGCAGGGAACGCCGATCGAGCGCCGAGCGGCCCGGCAGGGGATCGCCGAAGAAGGCCGCGGTCAGCGTCCTGTGTTCGGGCAGCGGCGGGGGCAGCGGCAAACGGTCGGCGGGCATGATGCGCATTGCACGATTGCGCTTGCGCGGCCGGTCCAGTCGAACACGCTTCACGCCCTTGGCTATGTTGCGCAGCGTCAGCCAGCGCTGCCGGCACGACACATAGCTGCGGCCCGGGAATTCCTCGCCGAGCACCATCCAGGCATCGTCGCCGCGGATGGTCTTGCCCTCGCAAAGGTCGCGCAGCCGCGCGTCTTCGGCCGGCGTCCACAGCACATACGCGCCCGCGGAGTCTCGCATCAGGCGACCCTCCGTGCGGACTTGCGGTTACGATCGAACCGCTCGCCTTCGGCGATCAGCAGCGCGACCGCCTTGACCAGGTTACGGCGATAATCAGCGGGCTTCCACCAATCGTGGTCCCACCCCCATATCAGGCGCCCGGTGACCTCGACGGTTTTGCTGTCCTGCCATCGCTCGCAATAAATGACCCGCTCGCCCAAGGCGTAAGCCGCCGCAGCGCGCGCCAATTCACCTTGGGCATGGGCGTCATCGTGTGACTCGTCCCAGCCTTCGACATCTTTCTGCCGAACCCGCTCCGCGAGCCCGGCGTAGGCAAACGGCGACAGCTTCATCCGCATGCCGAAGAATTCGAACACACGCTCCAGCAGATAGCCGCGCGCGATCGAAATCACGGTCATGATGATCGCAAAGCTGATGTTCTGGTGCAGCGAGATCGTTACGCCGAGCAGCGGCAGAATGGCCCACTGCGCAAACAACGAGATGCCGAACCCGGCGCCGGTCGAGATCACGCTTTTAAGAAAGGAAGTCGAGCGCGATTGCTTCATGCGACCTTGTCCTTCGCCGTGAAGCGGTCACACCATCCGAGCGGGTGAACCGGCTTGCCGTTGAATTCGGAATCCGGGTTGCCGCAGACGGTCGCGACCACGCCAGGCGTCAGGCCATGCGCGCAGCTGCTGCAGGACTCTTTCGGCTGGATCGAGAAATCGGTCTGGCGCTCGTCGAGATAGGCCTGACCGCTGGCCGCCATCGCGTCCTGCACCACCTTCATCGCCGCGTCGTGATCGGCGGCGCCGTACATCATCAGCTTCAGCGGAATCCCGACCGAGGTGAGATCGAAGTGATGCGTCTTGCCGTCCTTCATGTAGACCCACGCCGCACGCGGTACGCCGACCAGCAGCAGCGGCACGCCATCGCCTTGGCCTTCCGGCGAGATCGCGAACACGATCTTCTGTTCGATGTTCTGCACCATCAGGTCCCCACTTTCGTGCCGTCGTCCCAGATGAACTCGCCATCCGCGCCGACCGGGAAATGCGAACCGCAGCCGCAGCAGAACGTGCCGGAATAGAATTTCGGGTCGCGGGCATAGGTTTCGGCGAGCGATTGCCCCATCGTGGTCGCGACGCCGCATTTTTGGTGGACGTAGGTCCGCTGCACCGGCCGCACGAAACCACGCGCCCTCTCGGCATCGCTGAGCACGACATAACCCTTCTGCTGGCCATCGGGCCGCAGCTCGTCATGGCCAGGCGTCACCGGCGAGCCGTCGGTCAGCGTGCGCTGGGTCCGATCGACCGCAGGGGTGGCGCCGACCGCGCGGGCGATGCCGTCGATGATGGTTTTGACGGTCATGCCGGCACCTGTGCGTCAGACGCCGGACGTTCCGTGCGCCTCAAGAACTCTGGAATATCGAGCGGGTGCGGAGGCGCGGCAGCGTCAGCGACGCCGTTCGCTGACGGCCGACGCTTCGCGTCGCCCTGCTCGGGCATGGTTCCTACGTGCCGACCGTCGTCAGCCGTTCCGCAACCGGTGCTGGGGGCCTCGCGAGCCGTACCAGACGCCTCCCTGGGTATTTCGAAATGATCGCAGCAGACGCATTCGATCGCCGCGATGAAAAGAGGTGCCGGCGCAGGGAGCAAACCAACTGCGCCGGCGTCCGATGTCCGGCCATCGGCAACCCTACCGGCAGGCGGTTCTATACCTGGCGGCTCCTTTGGAACCGCACGCGCGCCTGCTTTCGCTTGGGAATGGTCTTTTCTTTGAACGGGATGCTGGGTGAACCGCTCGACGTCGTCTGCCTTCGTCAGCGCATCGCGGCAGCCTGGCGGAATCCAGCACGGCGCCTGCGGTTCGAGGTACTTGTCCCATACCAGCCAGACATAGGCGGTCGCGGTGTCACCTTGCGGATTCCAGCGACCCTTGCACAGCGGCACGCGCTCGACGAAAAACGCGATCTTGGTCGGCGGCCTGTCGCGGTAGATGTTTTCGTAGCGGCCGAGGGTTTCCAGGCAGCGCATTTGCACGAACATCGCGACGCCATATTGGGCGCGCGCCAAGGCCTTGATCATAAAGCTTTCGATTTTTTCGCCGAACGGCGGGTTGGTGATGATCCAGTCGGCATAGATGTCGCCGCTGTCCGGCCTGAGAAAATCGACCGGTTCGCGGCGGCTATAGCCATAGTCGTGGATATCGGTCGCGATCACCTTGCCGAAATATTCCGCCAGCACCTCGGCAATGTGGCCCTCGCCGCAGGCCGGTTCCCACACCGAATATTTTTCGATGTCGTTTTCCATCAGGTGCGGCAGCAGCACATGCTCGACCAGCGCCCGCGTCGCCCATGGCGGCGTCGGAAAGAAGTCGAGACTGTCGTCAGGCTCCAGCCTTGACGCCATGGTGGCGCGGTTACCGGACGGCAGCGCCTTTTCCAGTGCCGCCGGCTGCTCGGCTTCCGGCAGCCTGGCGATCTTTTCCGCGGCAGAGAGCGATAGGTCGCGTCGTTCGACTGCAGCGTTCAGCGGCTCGATACCTGCCTGTGCCACCAATTTGCCGGACGCCGCGGTGCGCTCACTGACACTCAATGCTTGTGCGGCTTCCGCAGTCGAAACCTTCTGCAAATTTGCAGAAGGTTCGAGATCAGTCCGCTCCCCTTGACGCATATTGGCAAGTCGACCTGCGACCAATCCCCGCTGGCTGGTGGTCAGGTGCCGCCGCTTTAGGTTCTTCGACAACACCCACGCGAGCGGCTCGCCATCCATCGCCGGATTGAACGCGCAGAACCAGAGCTGCGGCGGATCGAGCAGTTCAGGTGAAAGAGCGTCGCCGGCCCGATGGCCCCAACCCGGGCCCAAGACTTCGCCTGACTCGGCAAGGTGTTGAAGTGCCTTGTACCGGTTGCGACCATCGAGGATCTGTCGGTCGATGAGAACGATTCGATCGCGAATGCCATTTTCGCGGATGTCATCGACAAATGCCGTAAAATCCTCGCCGTCCAGCAACGGAAACAGTTCGGCGTAAGGGTGGGCCGGAAGGTGCGTCACGCCACGCCCTCCCCGGCCAGCTGCGCAATTTCGCCGCGGCAGGCCTCGATCCCGACGATGATGCGGTCGAACCGCTTGCCGCGCACAAGCGCCGCGAACGGCGTCGGATCCTGTGACACGCCGCAGGGATCGAACACGCGCGCCGAAGGTGACGCGGCATAGAGATGGCGCCAGGTGCTGCGGTTGCCGTCGACCACCACAAAGAACCGGCTCTTCGGCATATCGAGTGCGAGCATCACGGCGTCGAGCGTGACGTCGGCGGGCCAGCACAGCAGGCCCAGCGGCGGCGCCGAGGTCGCGGTATTGGCCACGGCGTTGCGCAGGGCGGCGATCTGGCCGTCGTGATCACGGGCCGGACGCCTCAGGTTCTGCATCAGCGCGGAGCGGCCGCGACCGACCTGGCGATGCTGATGGTTCCAATTGTCCATCAGACGAACCCCCGGTCGATCGCCAGCCATTCCGGAATCGTCAGGTTGGCGAGCGGCAGCGTGACGCGGCCGCCCTGCCGGTCGGTGCCCTGCGTGGTCTTGCCGGTCAGGTGCTTTGAGCCGATCAGCGATTTTGCGATCCAGACCGCGCGCGTGTTGTCGCCGTCGATCGAGACCAGCACCGCGCGGCCCTTCGGCGGGTCGTAATGCATCGCCACCAGCACTTCGGTCGGGTCCTGCTTGCTCATGACTGCGGCCCGTCGCCGGTCAGCAACCGCAGGTCAGCGGCCGCGGCCTCGCCTGCGGTCTCCGCCACCATCTCCGCGCGCAGCGACGGCTTGATCGCGAGGCCAGCGCGGATGAAGGCGGCGCCGATCCGCAGCGCCCGCTCCGGCGAAAACCCGACGCGCACGGCATTGCCGGCCTTGTCCGAGCCGAAGATGCGCACGATCGCCATATCGGGATCGGCGGTCAGCAGCATCTCGCGGGTCAGCAGTTCGCAGGCTTCGCGGCCGAATTCGGTTTCGGCTGCACCTGGCGTGGCAGATGGGGTGGCGAGGTCGTCCATCTACAGCGCCCGCGCCCGGACGAGACCGCCGTCGCTGCCGCGCCGGCGACCAGGTTGCAGGTGGTCACTGCGGCCGCGGGCGCCGAAGTCCTCGTGCGAATCGCCGGGGAAGACGCACGCGACGTACGCCCGGCGCGAGCCCGCGTCGTCGCCGTACCACCAGTACCCGCCGAACAAGGAAGCGCGCGGCGTGTCGGGGTCGCCGTCATGGCCCCACACCCACAGATTGCCGGTCGCCTGCATCAGGCCGAATTTGCTGGTGCGCGGCGCGTCGAGCCCGGTCAGCTTGGGATCGCGTTTGGCAGAACTCTTTTCCGTGACGCCGAAAGCGGCGGCCGGAAACTCGTCGAGGCCGAGCAGCCCCTTGCCATGCTGCGCCATCACCGCGGCCGCGGTCGCATAGTCGAACCGCGCGTAAGGCTGACCGGTCGAAGGGTCGAGCGGACGGTCGTTGCCGTCGGCTATGGTCACGCCGAATTTGCTGGTGCCGTCGAGATGGCAGGTCGCGCCGGTCAGATAGACATCGCACCAGAACTGTCCGCCGGGCTTTTGCACCAGCGCCATGCCGCGCGGATCGGGGCACGCGGGGCGAAAATTCAGATCCCACAGCGAACACGGATTGATCGCCGGAATGTCATCGCCGCCGGCGCGCGCGGTGGCGTTGCCGCCAGATGCGAAGTGAAAGCCGCCAATGACGTCGTCGCTCGACGGAACAGCAAAAGCGCGCAACGCCCGCGCCACGCCGCCGGATACGACGACGCCATAATCCGCGCCGACAACCAGCGGACTGGCGAACTCGACCGGTGTCTGCTTTGCGAAACGCTGTCCAGCAAAAACGATCCCGGCCCGGATCGCGATGGTTTCCGCGCCGGTCGCGATCAGCGCCGGCAGATCGGGGTCTTTCTTGATCAAGATCGCGATCGACCCATCCATCTTGGCATGCGCGTTCATAGGTCAGTCCTCCAGGTTGCTCATCGGATGTTGCCCTCGAGCGCTTCCAGCCGCCGCGAGGTGTCGGCCTGCTGCTGACGCAGTTTTGCGATCTCGCGAACGGCACGGATGTTGTCGGCCCATGGCGATTTGACGGATGCGATCAGCGCTTCATGGACGAGGTCGCCGATATCGCTGCGCAGCAGGGTCGCCAGCGCCTTGCCGTCGGGCGCGCCCTTGCCGGACAGCCATCGCTCCACCACGCTGACCGAACGGCCCGACCTGTGGGCAACTTCAGCGGCGCAATTTTGGGAAAAAATCTGCTTCAATTGCAGCGCGGTAGAAGAAAACCACCCGCATGGATGCGGGAATCGACCCTCATCGCTGCGGGTCGCGGTTTTTGACGGGTTCCGCTGGTGACGTAGGTTCCCGCTCATGTGGGCACCTGTTCCGTTTTGCGTTCTTCCATCGCCTTGTCGGCAGCCAACCTCGCGATCAGATCGGCGGTCACGCCGCGAATGCCGCGCTTCGTCGCACCCGCGACCGCGTCCGCGACGTATTCCAGCCCGATCCGGTCACGCCTCCGCATCGCCTTCGCCGCGCCGTAGGTTGCGCCAACGTCGTCAGCGAATTCCTGCAGCCCAGGCCATGCGTCGATGATGTCGCGATGAGAGGAGAAACTGTCGGTCATGAATCATCGGTACTTTTTGTACCGATGATTCGTCAAGCGAAAGGTCCAACTTGTACCCGGGATATAGGTACAAAACGGACCATGAGCGAGGTTTCGGAGCGAATCGCCTTTCTTGGCAAGCGGATGGGTTGGACAACCCTCTCGCAGGCGGCGGAGGCCTATGGCATCAAATACGAGTCTTTCAAGAAGATCGCGTCCCACAATGCCAGCGATCCGCGCGGACTGACGGTCGACAACGCCCTAAAGATCGCCCGCTTTCACAAGATTTCGCCCGGCTGGCTGATGTTCAATGAGGGAAGGCCGGGAGGCATCAAGGGGATTCCGCTGGAGGGCAAAATCGGCGCCGGCCAGGAGATGATGATCTTCGAAAATCCCGGCAACGAAGAGCCGATCCCCTTTGAAATAGTGGGTGTCGAGGCGACGGCGCTGGAGGTCGACGGCGATTCGATGCTTCCGCTCGCCCGCGACGGAGATATCGTGTTCGTCGGACCGTCTCGCAAGGATATCCGGACTTTGGTTGGCCAGGAATGCGCGGTTCTTTTGGAGGACGGTCGCCGTTTCTTCAAGGTGATCGAAAACGGCTCGGAGAAGGGTCGTTTCGATCTGCGGTCCTACAATGCAGCACGGATCGAAAACGTTGAGATCCATTCCGCAGGCCCTCTGCTGGCGATCAGGCGAATGTATAAGGACCGAATCGCGAAGCGAAAACGAGGGTAAGTTGAGGCCTCCCGGTACATAAAAAACCGCCGGATTTCCACAAGGGTACAAATTGTACTTGAGTTGTTAAGGTACTCATTGTACCTGTTTCCCGTGAAACAATTCCGGGAGACTCGCTCGTGGTTCTATTCGATCGTTTGCAACCAAATCCGATCTCGGGATGTCGTCATCCATTCCAGGCTAAAGCGCACCGCGCGTTTTCCGCCGTTCGTGAACAGCATTGCCGTGCAAACACGACGCTCTTCGCTGGAGTCGGAGGCGGATGCAACATCAGCAACATCGAACACCTTGATCGCAGTGCGCTGTGCGCTGGGAGATTCTTCTATGGCCTGACGAAGTTGAGCGGCGACAGACTTGGCGGTGCAGTCAGGCATTTTTCCCGCCTGTTGTATCCCGCTCTGCTCCACCCCGGCCCACGCCCAGAGCGACGCGATAAACACCACCGGAATCAGCGCCCAATATCTGCTCACGTGAGGTCTCCCCTCCTGTTAGTCGGGCCGCATCTTATCAGCGTCGCAACCGCAACGGGAGGTCTGATTTGATGCCCCGCGCCTCTGATCTCAGCCCGAAACAATTCCGCGACGCCGTGATCGACAACGGTTTTGCCTATCTCGGCCGGTCGATCGATGCCTACATCGACATCCGACATCCAAAGCGCGGCACCATCAAGCCGGTCACGGCCGGCAAGCAGACGCTGCGGCGGGAAACTTTTGCGGCGCTGCTCGCCGCCCGCACCACAGCCGAGATCGAAAAGACGCTGGCGGCGGCCGAACGCGCCCGGACCGAGGCCGTTGCCGCCGCCATCGCGCCATCGGCATTGCCGCCGTGCCGTGCCGACCTCACCGAGGCTGCTGCGATCGCGCAGCTGGCAGATGATTATCTGACGCGCATGGCGAGCGCTGGCTGTGTCGGGTTCGGAGACCTTCTGCAGATGGGCTGGAACGCCGACCAATTGAAGCAGCTTGGCGACGCCGCACGCGCCGTTGCTGACCGCAAGCAGATCGCGGTGCTGGCATGATGACAGCCCAACCGGAACTGTTCGACACGCTCGGCGCCGCCGAAGATGTCCTGAAAGCCAGGGGCTTCAGACTCGTTCCGGGCAGCTGCGACTGGATCGACGATCGCGGTGTCGATGCCGGCATCTACACGGTAGATGGCGCTTACGGCGTTTCAAAGTACCGGATCGAGATTGAGCCGCCACATCCCCTGATCGACGGCCCGCTCGCGCCGCTTGCGAGGCGCGTCAGATGACGGCGCACGGATCCGACCGCGCGCATCTGATCGACGACATGGCGGGATTTTTGCTCCGACGCGGCATCGTCGGCAGCGAGGCGGACGCCGTTCGCGCCCTGTCGTTCGGCCCCTACCGCTTGGGTGACGTCGCCGCCCTCGCCGAGGATGCGCTGCTGGCGGCGCAACAATCTCCGGCCGTGTCGCGGGGGCGATAATGGCAGCCTACCACCCCGCCACGATCGACATGGTGGCCGCGGCGCTGACCCACGTCCTGCTGACGCCGCGCGAGATCGAGCCACTGCTGCCGATCGACCTGCACCGCACCACGATCCGCAGCGTGCTGCATCTTCTGGTGCGCGACGGCCGCGCCCTGGCCGAGGGCGATATCTATCAGAGGCGTTACCGCATGGCGGGAGCCGCGATATGAGTGAGCATTTTCCGGATCAGCCGATCGTGAAGGGCGCCGACGTCATCTACCGGCCGGCCGGCAACGCCGGCGAATATGCGCCGCTCGCCACCAATCCGTGGCGCGGCTGTGGCCACGGCTGCAAATATTGCTACGTCCCCAACGCGACGCACATCGACCGCGCGCTGTTCAACGAAGCCGCCGTCCTGCGCGAGGGTTACATCGAACGGCTCCGCAAGGACGTCGTCCGCCACCGCGAACTGTCCGGCGGTCCGAACGAGCAGATCTTCATTACCTTCTCCAGCGACCCGTTCCATCGCGGCGATCTTTGCCCGACCGGCCAGGTGATCGACATTTTGCAGGCGGGCGGTTTGGCGTTCTGCACCTTATCGAAGGGTGGCGAGCGCGCGCTGCCGTTCCTGCCGATATACCGGCCCGATCGCGATGCCTACGCCTGCACGCTGACGACACTCGATGACGATTTCTCGCGAAAGTGGGAGCCAAATGCGGCCCTGCCGCGCGACCGAATCGCCACCCTGAGCCGATTCCACGCGGCCGGGATCTTCACCTGGGTGTCGCTGGAACCGACGCTCGACGTGCAAGCATCGCTCGACATCGTCGCCGAGACCCGCCCTTTCGTCGATCTCTACAAGATCGGCCGCGCCAATTACCTGAAAGAGATCACGCGGACGACCGACTGGCGCGACTACACGCTGCGGATGATCGACCTCTGCATGGCGCTCGGTATCCGCCACTACATCAAAAAAGACCTGCAGGAATGGTTGCCGGCCGGCTATCCGAATCCGCTTCGTGTTCCGCAGCACCATGGAGTGCGCCCATGATCCGCCACCATTGCCTGAGCTGCCGCAGCGTCACCCGGCATCGTCACCTGCACGATTGCGCCCACGGCATCCCGGAAACCCACATGGCCGGCAGCGAGCGCTTCGAATGCGCCGCCTGCGGCCGCACCACCTTCGCCCACAGCCCCGACGCCGACACCTTTGCCTTTGTGCTGGACGGTCAGGCCGCCCGGAGGATCGTCGCATGAGCCTCTGGTGGATCGTGCTGTTGGCCGCGCTGATCGCGGCGATCGGCGGCGGCTGGCTGATCATGCGCGCCGTGGCGGCGCCCGATCACACCGATCGCGAGCACGACGCATGACAGTAGCGGCCGTTCATCCCCAGCAAACGGCAAAACCGCCCGGCGAGGACGTCCTCGCCGTGGCCCGCGCCCTTGCCAAGCTGCACGCCAGGCTGGATCATGAGGCCGAATTGGCGCGCAGCAAGGACCCGATATGGCCGACTCAGAAAAGCTCCCCGACCCGCGCTATGCCGCTGTGACCGAAGCGTTGCTTCGTAAGGCGTCGGAACAGTTAGACGTGCCCTATGAGCAGCTGACCGCCGAATTACCGCTTTCCGACCCGGAGATCACGGCCCGACATCGCAATCTGATGTTCCCGGCCCGCCGGCTTTTTGGTTTGGATCGACCCTGGATCAATCCCGTCAAGGATCCGTCCGAGTGATCCGCGTCGCCCTCTACACCCGGTTTTCCTCCGACCTGCAGAACGACAAGTCGATCGACGACCAGATCGCGTTCTGCCGCGAGATCTGCGCGCGCGAACAATTCGCGGTGACGATGATGTTCGAGGACCGCGAACTGTCCGGATCCTCGGCGATCAACCGGCCTGGCTTCCAGGCGATGATGCAGGCCGCCAACGCAAGATTGTTCGAAGTCATCGTCGCCGAGGACATGGACCGCATCTTTCGCGACCAGGCCGATTACCACGCCGCGCGCAAAGTGCTCGATTTCATCGGCATCGGCATTCATACCGCGACCGGCAGGGTCGGCCGCTTCGATGGCGCGATGCGCGCCTTCTTCGGTGAGTACCAGCTGGAGAATCTGGCGCTGCATGTCCGTCGCAGCCTGGAAGGCGTGATCCGCGACGGCCGCCACGCCGGCGGCCGCGCCTATGGCTACGCCGCGATACCGGGCAAGCCGGGTGAACTGATCATCGCCGAGAACGAAGCCGCGGTCGTGCGGCGGATCTTCGCCGACTTCATCGCCGGCCGCACCCCGCGCGCGATTGCCGCCGTGCTGAACGCCGATCGGATCCAGGCGCCGCGCGGGGCGCGCTGGAATGCGTCGACCATCAACGGCAACAACGCCCGCGGCCACGGCATGCTGCTCAACGAACTCTATGCCGGCCGCATCGTCTGGAACAAGGTGCGGATGGTGAAGGATCCCGCCACCGGCAAACGGGTGTCGCGGCCGAACGATGCGGCGCTGTATCGCCATGCCGACGCGCCGCAGCTGCGCATCGTCGATGACGCGACCTGGTCGGCCGCGCAAGCGGTCAAGGCGCGGCGCAGCCATATCGGTGCCGCCAAATCGCGCCAGCCGAAGCGGCCGCTGTCAGGCCTGCTGCGCTGCGGATCCTGTGGCGGCGGCATGACGTCGATCGGCAACACCCGCGGCACGCCGCGGCTGCAATGCTCGACCTTCAAGGAGAGTGGCGCCTGCAGCAACAGCCGCAAGGTCAGCCGCGACGCGATCGAGCGAAGCGTGTTCGCCGGCCTGCGCGAGGAGCTAAAGCAGCCGGCCGCGATCGCCGAATACGTCAAGACCTATAACGCCGAGCGCCGCCGGCTGGCGAAGGGCAGCGGCGAACGAATGGCAAAACTCGGCCGTCGCGATGCCGAGATCGGCCGCGAGCTGGAGCGCCTGGTCGACGCCATCGCCAAAGGCCGCGGCGAGGTCGACGCCCTGCTGGCGCGGATCGACGGACTCGAGAAGGAACGCCGCGAGATCAAGGCGCAGCTGGCGCTGGCGACCGCCGAGGCCGAGGTGATCACGCTGCACCCGGCCTCGATCGAACGCTACGCCGCCGATGTCGCCAAACTGGCCGATCTCGCTGCGGCGCCCGGCGGCCTGGTCGAATCGGCCGAACTGCTGGCGGTGCTGCGTGCCTTGGTCGCGCAGGTGATCGTGCACGCCGAGCCGAATGCGCGCGGATTTGCCGTCGAAGTGAAAGGACGCTTGTCCGAACTGACCGGAACGGCCCTGTTCCCCTCGCGTTCCAAAGGGGGGGTGATTGATGGTAGCGAGAGAGGGACTCACGCGCTGCCCCCCTCCCGGCCGGAACTACTGTTCAGCTTCCGCTGGACGGCCAGGGCAGCCTAGCCATAGCGTCAAACCCGCGCTCCGTCCCAATCCATAGCGTTATTTGCGCAGGCCCCGGCGGCCTCTAGAATGAGGCCATGCCACGGGAGCAAAAGATCACCCTCGGCGAAATGCGCGCCAGCGGCCTGCGCCGGCTGCTGGTCTTTTGCGCGGACTACCGCTGCGCCCATTCGGTCACGATCGACGCCGATCGATGGACGGACGACGTCAGGCTGTCGGATCTGGAGCCGCGCTTCGTCTGCCAGGCTTGCGGCCACCGCGGCGGCGACGTCCGGCCGAACTTTGCCGACGCGCCGCCGCCGGGCCGGGCGGAACACGAAAAAGCCCGCGGCGCTCTCGCACCGCGGGCTTGATGCCGCGACCGGGGGACATCCGGCCGCGGCGCACCGTCTGGCAACCTGGAGGGAAATCAGACGGCGAACACGCCGGCCCCTTTGGAGGCACCGGGCGTGGGACGGTTCAACCCTTGGTCTGGTCGATCAGGTCCTGCAGTCCGACGGCCGTGAAGGCGCCGAACGCCTCGCGCAGCCAGGCGCGGACATAGCCGACCAGGATCCGCGAATCGGACTGCTCGATGAAGGCGCCGAAGGCTTTGGCATGCCGCTGCACCTCGGTGCAGGCACGCGCTTCGAGATGCGGAATGGTGACGACGCGGCTCTGGCTGTTGAGAAAACCGGCAAAGCGCGGGTCGGATTCCCATTCCTTGTAGCCGCTTTCATTGATGTAGTTTTTCACCAGCAGATGGTGAGCGCCGGCGCCGAGTTTTTGCGAAATCGCCGCCACCTCGGACAGGCTCGCAGCGCTCGGGCCCAGCACGTGCAGCAGCGCCAGATTGAAGCGGCCGGCGCGCACGTCATCGAGCAGGCCGGTCTTGCCCAGCGACTCCAGTACGTCCGTGAACAGGCCGGCCTTGATGTCGATCAGCGTGACGCCTGCCAGGCGGTCGAACACCCGCATCTGGTCGTCGACCGACTGCATGTCGACGATCTCGCTGGTGTCGGTGAACTGCCGGAGATCGCCGGCCGGCCACTCACCGTCAAAAATCTTGCAGCCGACCTGCCGGTAGCGCATGTAGTCGTCGAGCGCGCGGCTCACCGTCGTCTTGCCGACGCCGCCCTTGTCGGCGCCGACCATGATCACCAGTGGTTTTGCCATTTTGGTTCGTCCCTTGTTTTGCTGTGGCTTCAGGCGTCGCCGCGCTGCAGGCGATCCTGCACCTCGCCGAGCGTCATGGTTTCATCGAGCGGCCCGACACAATCGCCGCACGGCGTTTGCTGACGCCGGTATTTGTTGCGCGCGCAGCCCTTGCCCTCGCCGCGGCAGGCCCACAGGCAGAACTTGCCATCGGCATCCTTGGCCAGAATGGTGTTGAGGGCCGCCATCAGTGCGCGCCAAATATAAAAATGATCGCCGCAACGGCCATCATGACCAGGCCGGGACCGAAACAGATCGAGCAGACGATGACGATCGGCGACCACGGCCAGTGCCAGCCGCGGTTGCTGCCGTAGTCGTCGACCAGCGCGCCGGCGTCACGCCGGCCGGCCGCGACGTCGAGCCTGGTGCAGCGGCTCTCCGCGTAGAACAGCAGCCAAAGGCCGGGCACCGAGACGATGAGATAGAGGACCATCAGCGGGCCAGGTGTACGATTATTTCAAAGATCACCCAGACGATGCCGGCACCGAGAGACAAGCAGCCGGCAAAACACGCAAGGCCGGTGAGCCAAAAGCGCGCGACTTCGAATCCGACGGATCGCATGATCACACTCCGCCCGGTTGCACGTAACAGAACACGTATTGATTGCGGCTCAGGAACACGACGCCATGGCCGGTCGGGTTGCTGCGGTCCCATTTCAGCTTGTGGTTCGGGATTTCGATCTCGGTGCCGACATCGACATGCGGCCGGTTGCGCGGTTCGTCCGGCCTGTCGTCGGTGACGGTCGCATAGGTCTTGCCGTCGCGGACGTGGATCTCGTCCGCCCAATAGGCATCGGCCTCGCCGCAGCACGATGCCGTCGGTACGTCCGGCTGCATCAGGCCCTGGTACCAGTCGCGAATGGCGCGATCGCCGTTTTCCCATTGCCCGGAATCATGGGCATGGGCGAAGTGAATCGTCAGGAGCCCGACCAGCGCGATCAGGCCCAAGCCGATGGCCCACAGGCCGGCCTGCGCGCCCTTGCTCATTCGACCCGCACCCGCGCCGTGCCGCCCATCCCGATCGCGTCCGCCGCGGCCCGCGACAGATCGATGCAGCGCCCTCTGACGAACGGTCCCCTGTCGTTGATGCGGACGCTCACGGCGCGGCCGTTGGCAAGGTTGGTCACCACCACGCGCGATCCAAACCGCCGCGTGCGGTGCGCCGCCGTCAGCGCGAAAGTATTGAATTGTTCGCCGGAGGCGGTTCGGCGGCCGTGATAGCCGTCGCCGACACCGTATTGCGAGGCGACGCAGGTTTCATCTTTCGTCATCGTCACGTCGATCGAGACGATGCCGGCCAGAAAATTATTCGGCGAGCCGGCGAACGCGGGGGCAATGGCGCTGGCGAAGATCAGCGCCGCCAAAAGCAGGCGGTGGGTCATTGGATACTTTCTAAAGAGAGTGAGACTTGCTGCGGCCCTGGAATGTCAGTGCAGCGGCGGCTTCGGCGTAATGGTGATCCAGTTGGCGATCATCCATCCGATGCCGCCGCCGGCCACGGTCAATGCCGCCCAGATCCATTTGCCGAGCTTCTGGGCCCCGATCGCCTGGGCCTTGGCACTCTCGAAGGCCTCGACCGATGGCCTGATCTCGGTAATGTCCTTGATCGCGGTATCGACCTTGGCCGCCATCGCGCCGACCTTTTCAGCCAGGGCCTCGAATTTCTGATGCAGGTCGCGGCGGCCTTGCGATGCGGTGGCCTCCTGGGATTGCCACGTCGACACCAGCGTCTTGACGGTGGACTCGAGCCCGCCGATCGACCGGCTCATCTCGCGCAACGCCGCTTCGGTCGCCGGATCGCTCATGTCGAGCTCGCGGGCTTCTTGCGCAACAAGCTGCGCACCGCGCCGGTTTTCGCGGCAACGGGCCTTTCACAGGTGGCGCCCTCGGTCTTGCCGATGCCCTGCCGCACGTCCTGCGACTGGCAAATCAGGCGATGCAGGCAGGAATTGACCTTGGCCAATGCCGCGCGATCGGTCTTCCACAGCCGCTCGACCTCGCCGGCGTCCAGTTCGCGGTCCGGCGGGGTGACCGGACGCTTGACGCAGGCCAGCACGTCCGCCGGCACCGCCGGCAGGATCGGCGCTTCCGGCGGCGGCGCCAGCGGCGGCTGGTGGTTAGCGAACGTCCCGCATCCGGCGAGACATATCGCGAGTAAAGCACTTGGCAGCATTCGAAGGTGTCGCATCGATCGCCTCTTGGTTTTTGCGGAGTTGTCCTTCGGCCTTGTCGGCCCGCTCGGCGTCGCGCGCCTGCATGCCGTTGATCAGCGCCAGCTGGCGCTGGTTCTCGGCGAGCCGGCTCAGCAGCTGGGCGTTGCGGTCGCTCAGCTGTTGCGCCTCGCATTTGCCCTCGGCCCAGTCGTAGCCGCGGTGAACCAGGTAGCCGGAATAGCCGGCGAAGGCCGCCGCCAGCAGCGCGGCCACGATCGCGCCGCCCAGGAACGGCGACAGCGAGACGCCGAACAGCCCGAGCAGGCGAATGACGATGCCGACCGCGATGCTCATGGGTTTTTCCCGGTGCGGTAGTCGGCGACGCGCTTCTTCTCGATGCTGTCGGCAACGTGCCAGACCAGCAGGCCGAGACCCGCGCAGATCGCCAGCACCAGCACGATCGCGATGATGATCACGATCGACTGGGTTGTGAGGCCGAGCCCGCCGACCGCTTCCCTGGCGCTTGAAACCGCGGTCGCATGGTCGGTGATGACAGCGAGCGCGCCGGCACCGGCCGTGCCTGACGCGCCGCCGAATATCTTGCCGCCCCATCCCTTGACCTTGTCGGTAAACGACACGGTCTCCGACCCCTGGTCACGCAGATCGTCCGCGGTTGCGTTGGCGCGCTCTTCCGCCACTTCCGGCGGCTGCGCTTTCGCCAGCGCGGTTAGAAATTCGTCGTCGATCACGGGCGTCAGCGGCAGGCCGTTCTTGTTGCGGAAGGCGAGGATGGCATCCTCGGTCTTGCCCTTCGGCGTCAGGCTGCCGTCGATCGCGCCGACCTGGTAATAGCCGACATCGCGCAGCTGCTGCTGCACGCGCGCCACCATCTCGGGATCCGGCACCGGTGCCACGTCGGCGAGGGCCGCGAAGTGCTCGGGATGATGCTGCGCCAGGCCCTGCTCGAACAGCGCGGCCTCATGGTCGCGGCGGTTGCGCAGGCCCGACGTATTCGGCCACAGCCGTTTCATCGAACGGATCAGCGCCGGGATCCGGGCGAGATCGCCGGATTTCACGCAGGCCTTGATGTCGCGCATTTCGGCATAGCGCGGCCCGGCATTGCCATAGGACGCGCCGCGGTTGAAGGTGATCGACAGCAGCACGCCCAGGCAATGCGGCGACAACTGGTCGACGCCGGGCACCGCATGGCGCAGCATCGCCAAATAGCGCGGGACGTCATGGTTCGAGAACACGTCGAGCGCCGTTTCCCAGGGGATATCGACCACGGCCCGCAGCTGCTGCGCCGGTGCGCGCGCCGCCACGCCCGTGACGCCGCAGGTTTTCGCCAGCGCGCTGACCATAGCGTCCGGGATCTTGCCCTTCCAGTCGGCAACGAACTGCGCGCGGCTGTTCTGTCCGACGTCGTAGCCGATCGCGATGGTGACGCCGGAACTCTCGCCCGGCCACTCCGGATGCCGGTAGCGCTTGTTGTACGCCGCCTGGCCGGAGACCTCTTCGTTGACGATAAGGTCGAACGATTCCTTGGAAATACCGTGAAGCTCGATCATCGCGAAATCCTCGGCGAACGATGTGAGGCGTGACAAAAGGCCCGCCCGGTATGGGCGAGCCTCGAAACCGTTAAACGCTTCGGAGAAATCAGATCGCCGCGAAGGCGGCGTCGATCTGGGCAATCGTGGTGATGACGCCGGCGTCGATCTGCGACTTCACGCCGGCATAGACTGAGAAGCAGCCATTGACATGCGCCAGCACCGCGTCGCTGATCCCGATCATGTCGGCCGCCGTCAGGGCGTGCACCGACCCGTCGGCGGCGACCCAGTCGGCGGTGAATCCGGCCGTGGCTTCCGCGGCGATGCGCGCGCCCAGGACCATGATCTTGGCGCGGTCGTCGGTGGCCACGGCGATGCCGGCGACACTCACGCCGCCGACTTCCGTCGCGTGTCGCTTCTCGGCGGCATAGGTCCACAGCGAGCCGGCCGGATAGCGTTCGGCGAAGATCGCCAGCAGGCTTTCCTGGGTGTCGATATTGGTCGGGGCGTTGCCGCCTTCGATGAAGTCGAGGTACGCGCTTTCGTTGGTCGGGATGAACCCGGCCATCGCGCTCGACCAGACAATACTGGTGTCCTCGCCGACCTTCCAGAACCAGTCCGTGATATCGAATGGCCGCATCAGAGATATTGACCTCCGCTTGCCGCCGAACCGGCGGAGCTCCCCGGAAAATAGTTCGCGCCACCGCCGCTGGTATCGATGACGCCGTTCTGGATCACCGTGTACCGCGATCCGGTCGCGCTGCCGGAAATCGATGAGTACATCGAACCGGAACCGGAGCTGATCGATGAATTACGGCCGCAATTCGCAAACGCGGTGCTGAAGTTTGGCGTGCCGGAGAAGGTCAGGACCTGTGGATATAAATCGATGATGCCGCCACTGAGCGCCAGCAAATGCGACGGGCAATTGCCGCTGATGGTGTAGCCGGGCGACGCGACGCCATGCGCGGCACCCTTGAACAACACCACCGCGCCGCGCTGCGCCACGACATGGGCGGGGCCGGCGCAGGCGTTGAAGTCCATGTTCGACAGGTAGATCAGGGTGCCGCCGAGATCGGCGGAGATCGCATCGCCGACGCTGGCAACCCGGAAGCCCGAGATGTCGTAGGTGCCGGAGACGCCGGCGGCGACGAAGCCGCTGCCGCTGTTCACAAAGCAGCTCGACGGCGAGCCGATGTTGCCGATGATGAACACCGTGCCGGAGCCGGTCAGGCGCGGCAGCGAGACGCCCGCATAGTTGCCGTTGGCGACGTGGATCAGGACATTGAACCCGTTGTTGTCGAAATTCGACATGACGTCGACGGCGTGCTGGATTGTCGCGAAGGCGCGGCCGGCGCCTGCCGCGAGGCCGTCGTTCGCGTCGTTGCCGAGCGCGGAATTGACGTAATAATCGCGCGCTGCATAGAGCCGCGGACGGCCGATGTTGTAGAGGCTGAGGGTTTGAAAGTTGGTACCGTCGAAGCCGAGCTCGGCCAGCATCCCCACCGTGAAGTCGTTCTTCAGGATGGCGCTGCCGTCGAGGTGGACGATGTTCTTGACGCCAAGACCGCTGACATTGATGGTGCTGCCGCCGGTCGATGCGGCGTTGATCTTGACCAGCAGCTTGAGCCCGGCCTTGTATTCCGCGACCGCCGGCGAGGGTGCTACCACCAGCGCGTTCGCCGCCCCGCTGTCGACGCAATAGAGCGGCTGACCGCGCTGGATCATCTGCTTGATCGAGTTCAGCAGCATGTCGTCCGAATTGTCCTCGGCGACGACGACCGCAGAGGCAACCGTCAGTCCGTTGCCGCGGATCGCGTTGCGAAACTGGCCGACGACGGCATTGAGCCAGCCGGCCTGGATCTTGGTGCCGTCGTTGTTGATCGCCGAGGTGCAATCCTTGAAGAAGGTGTCGTTGACGCCGAACGTCCGGGTGTCGGCGGGGCGCGCGGTAACGCTGTTCGTCGCATTAGCCGGGCCGACGATATCAACTGCCATGGCGCTTAAGCTCCTGTGGTGACGTACTGGATGACGATGTGGGCGTGGACGACGCGGTCGAGCAGGCACTGCAGCGCGTTGATGTCGGGCTCGCAGCCGAGCGAAAACCCGCTCTCGAAATTGCCGGCATAGGGCAGATCACCGACCGCGACGACATGGGCCGGGCTTTGATTGAGGTCGACGACGATGCGCAGGATGGCGCTGCCGGAAAGCCCGCCGGCGATATCGCAGCCGGCCTGCGCACAGCCGGCATTGGCGCCGCAGTCATTGGCGATGGCGTCGCAATAGATCGACCAGCCGGCGCGCGCCGCCACCTCGGCATAGTATTCGCAGCGGGTGCCGCCGATCGCCGCCACCTTGGTGCAGAGATCGGGGAACGGATCGCAATTATCCGGCAATCCGTATTCGATCATCCATTGATCGTGGGTCTCCGAATGGGTCGCGCACCAGAACTCCAGCCGCAGCGCGCAGAGCCGCTGCTCGAGGTAATTGCGGACCGAGGCGAAGGCGGCATAGTAGCCCGCCTGCACATAGCCAACCGGCCACTGGTCCGCCGCAGGTACCCCGACCAGCGAAACGAGCCAGGCGAGAAACCCGGACACCACCGACGGATCGTTGGCGGGCCAGGCGCGGCCGCGCGGCAGCACGTCGAGGGTGGCGGCATAACTTTCCGGAAACGTCGGGCAGTGAAACGGCGGAGGTTCGCGCACCATCGCAAATCTCCCTTCAGATGAAAGTGATGTCGCCGAGCGTCGCCATCTGGCCTGGCGTGATCACCACGTCGGCGTTCGGCGAGATCAGGATGTGGCTGTCCTCGCCGGTGGCGTTGGCGATGGTCTGCCAGATCCACGACCGCGAGAACGTCGCCGGCACCGCCAGGAACGGCATGCCGCCGTGCTGGGTATCGTTGCCCGAGGCACGGCCGAGGCGCCGGAAGGCGGCGCGCAGCTCGTTGCGCACCTCTTCCTGCACCGCCGTCGTGTTCGGCGTCAGATTCTGGATCACGACGTCGATCGGATGGGGGACCGCCGCCGCCGTGGTGAGAATGACGCCGGCGGGGCAGACGCCGAGGATATGCTGATGAACCCGGTCGATCGCCGCCGCATCGGGGATGCCGCTGGCGAACAGATCGTCCATGATCGGGAACACGCGGACGGTGCCGGCCCCGTTCCACAATCGCTCGACAAAGACCCGGGTGACGCCGGAAACCTGCGAGGCCCAGATCACATAGTCGGCCGCCGATCCGCCATGCGGCGGGTTGCGTTTCCGGAACAGGATCCGGGCCCGATAGGTCTCGATGTCCTCGACGTCGTCGCCGGCGGTCATGTCGCCGCCGCCGATCGCCGCCGTGGTGAGGCTGGTCGAGCCGACCGACAGGCCGGACGTGATGATCAGCTGGGTGCCCTCGATCGCGTTGGACGCCTTGCCGTCGAGCAGCGCGGTCGCGGGCACCTGCAGCGTGCCGGGTGCCGTGATCGCGCCGCCGACCTGCACGATGTACTGGATGCCGTCGGCGCGGGTCAGGATCGCGCCGGTGTCGACGGTGAGCGCGGTAGCCGTGGTGGTGAAGGTGATATTGCCGAAGGCCGGCGACGCCGGGCGCTGCGGGATGCCGTATTCGTTGCCGTGCAGCCGCAGCGTCTCGATGTCGGGCGCGGTCGACGCAAAGATCATCCGCGAGATGTAGGAGGCGAATCCGAACACCTCGAACGTCTGGCCTGCGACCACCTTGGCCGAGGCATAGACGTTGTTCGGCCAGATCCACGCGTCCGATCCCGGCAGATAGGTCCGGAACGCCTGGCGCGCTCGCTCGGCCAGGTCTTTCAGCGACGGAATCGCGTACATCAAAAAATTCCTGTGGCGAGAGCGTGAATCGTTTGGGTCACCTCGCCCCGCTTGCGGGGAGAGCATAGGCCGCCTTAGGCGGCCGTCCTTGAAGAACGCCGAAGCGAAGCTTCGGCTATCGCGCAGCGCCGGGTGAGGGGGACTCTCCGCGAGTCCGGTGGTTGAAAGAGCCCCTCACCCCGACCCTCTCCCCGTGAAGCACGGGGAGAGGGAGAAGAACGTCTTAAGGTTCGAGTTGCGGAAACGGCAGCGGCTTCGGCGACGTCGCCGTCTGCCGCCAGATGTCGTCAAAGCGGATATCGTAGGATTTCGAGCCGTCGCGGCCGTAGACCTGGATCGACAAATCGAGCCGGTCCATCGCGAATTCGGCTGTGGCCTGCGCCTCGATCCGCACCGCGGCGCCCTGCGTGATCAACGGCGCCAGCGCGTCCAGCGCGATGGCCTCGACCCAGCGGCGGATCGCCTCGGTCAGCGGCGCGCGCTCGAAGACCCACAATAGCGATCCCATCTCGGTCTCGGCCAATTCAGTGCGGACGTCGACGCCGTCGCCCCACCAGCCGCGCGGGTCGCCGCCCTCGACCAGATAGCGCAGCGGGTGATCCGCAGGGATCCGCCTGTCGGTGAACAGCGCCAGCACGATTGCGGTGTGCAGCGCCGCCTTCGCCCGAAGGCCGCCGCGGTTCTGCGGTTCGTCAGCGACCGCCAGCGCGAAGTCGGCGACGCCGTAGGGCGGATGCCACTGGCTGTCCCACAGCAGATTGGCCTGCGGGGTTTCGCCCTCGCTGATGCGGACCCGGAGCATGGTCATACCGCGAAAACTTTTGTGGCGCAGCTGTCGTCGCAGCGCTTCACCAGCACGCCGCCCTCGCCGCCGAGATCGACATGATCGCTCTTGATGATGACGTGCGGCGAGGTGTGCGTCAGCTTGCCGCTCTCCAGTCTGACCGACGTATCGTCGAACTCTGCGGTCAGGCTGTCCTCGGCCCAGGTGACCTTGGCTTTTTGGTAGGTCACCACGATGGTATCGCCGTCCATGACGATCGAGATGGTTTTTTCGTCCTTGTCCTTTTCGTCGTCCTCGCCCTGCTCGCCCTGCGCCTCGGCGCCGCCGGCGGCGGCCGCGGTGCCCTCGCCGTCATCGCCGCCGCCGGTCTTGTAGCCGTGGCCGATCCTGACGTTGATCTTTTTCGCATGGACGTGGTCCATATGATCCTTGAACACGCGAATGATATCGCCGCTGTGGTTGAACAGCACCGAGCCGCCTTCCGGCGTGTTCTTCGGCCGGTAATCCTTGTGGCCGGCGTCGCGGTACAGCGTGCGGTCGGAGCGCGACCCCATCTGCTGGATGATGCCGTCTGAGTCCTTCGGCGGGTTCGAGGAGAAACCAAAATCCTGCGGCCGCCAGATCTTCTTCGGCTTCTCCTTCGCCAGGCCGGAGATGTCGACGCGCTGCTGGCTCTTGCTGTCGTCCACCTTGATGATCTGGGCGCGGCGCGTCGTGGGGCGCATGCCGTCGTCGTGTTCGTACTGCATTATTCCCACGTGCTCCCTGAGCCGTTGCCCTTGCCGCCGCCGCCGCCTTCGCCGTCGTAGGCGGCGGGATCGACCAGCGACAGCGTCGCGATCGAGCCTGACTCGCTCTGGCGGTAATTGACGCTCTCGATCAGCATGTCCTGCGAGATATCGAGGAACGGGCTCTCGGTCCAAACCAGCGCGCCTGGCTTCCAGAGCTGGCCGCCATCGTCGCGAAAGCCTTGCGTCGAGATCGTCGCCTTCAGCGCGTTGCCCTTGGCCCGGTTCTTGCGGTTCTTGGCGCGCTTCTTCGCGCGCTTCTTGTCGGTGTCTTCGTCCTGGATCAGGATGATGGTGCGATGGCGCTTGACGCTGCCGTCCTCTTCCTGTTCCTCGATTTCGAGATTGTCCTTGCCGTGACCGAACGGCCGCTGGCCGCGCACAATAATCTTGGAGTGGCGGTTCGAACCATTGTGATGCGCGGTGCCGGAAAGAATGTTTTGGCCTTCAATCAGGCCGCCGCTCATGCGCTCGGAGCCCGCCTTGGTGATCTTGGCGTTGCCTTCCGGCGTGCCCGTGATGGTCATGCCCTGCTGCCGCGCCAGCTTTTCGACGCAGCGGTAGCAGCTCTCGCCGGGCTGCAGCTGGTACTGGTCGATCTTCTCCAGCTGCTGGTCGCTCTCCCACTTCGCTTCATATTCGCTGGAGATTTCCTGCCCGATCTCCAGCGGGTCCTTCTTTTCGAACTGGCCGGTTTCGTGCTCGCCGCTGCCGTCGACCAGGTCGCCGGACTTCGAGCGGCCACAGACCACGATCTCCGCCTTTTTCGCCGAGAAAGAAGGTTCGCGGCTGTCGACATAGCCGGTCAGCAGCAGGTCGCCGTTGGCGCTGATGCTCACCTCGGTGCCGACGGTAAAAATCGCGTTGGTGGCCGAGGCGCCGAGCTCGGCCGCCACCGTGAACTCGAACGAACGGGCCGCCTCGTTGAAGGCGGCCTTGACATTGACGTCCTCGAACGCCGAGTAGCTGCCGCCGCCGGCTGAGATGGTGATGACCTCGATGCCCATAGGCGCTACTTCGCCAGCGCTTCGAATTCGAGCGGAAAGAACGACGGATGCTGCAGGCGGTTGCGCGCCACCAGCCCCGTCGCGCGCGCCGGGTCGGCATAGAGCCGCCATGCCCAATAGAGCGAGGTCTTGACGATGTTGGCGCTGACCTGGATCACCGGCGCCAGATCCAGCACGGCGCGCGACAGATATTCGATCACCGCATTGCGAAGCGCGATCAGCTGGTGCGCCAGGTCGATGTCGGAGGCCGACAGCCGCTCCAGTTCGCTCTCGAAATGCTCGGCGACGTTGGCGCGCAAGGTCAGCGCCGCCGGGCGGTCCGGCAGGTCGATCCGCGCCACCGCCTCGGCATAGGCGGTGAACGCGGCCATCCGCAGCAGCCGGCTGGTGGCCTCCTGGTTCTGAACCTCCGCCAGATTGTTGCGGGTCGGAAACACCGGCGGCGGAATCACCACGTCCTGCGCGGTCAGCACCGCGTCGAATTGCTGCACGGCGGCTGCCGCCGGCATCGCATCGCCGAGCGCACGGGCGACCGCGACCAGACGCAACGCCAGATCCTGCGCCGGCGCCACCGGCTGGAGCACCGGCGCCGTGACGCCGTCGAAGATGGTCAGCGGCGGCGCGTCGATAATCGTTGGCGCGGCGTCGAAGATGGCCTGGATTTCCTGCCGCTGGGTGGCGCTCGCCGCCAGGTCGACCGGCGCCGAGATGCGGATGGTTTCCAGCACCGCGGCGTTGTCCTCCAGGCCGGTGACGGCGGCGGCCGACACGAAGTCGGGCTGGCTCGAGGCCTTCGCCAGCGACTGCAGGAACGTGGTTGCGGCTGTGATCGCCATGTTGTCGGCCGCCACGAACACCAGATTGGCGAGCCCTGCGACGCTTGCCAGTGCGCCGCTAAAACCCTCGCGGGAGAATTTCAGGCTGTGGCCGATATAGCCGTGCCGGTCCTTGGACCGGTCGCGCTCGAACTCCAGGCAGCGCACCAGAATCGGCCCGTGGGTCGGCAGCACCAGGATGCCGGGCCCGCGGGTGGCGCAGATCGCCATCACCGCCGAGGCTTCGCCATCGGCGCTATCGGACGCCACATAGGCGGTGACGGTGTAATGGCGGACGCCCTCGCCGAGATCCTCCAGGTAAGGATCGTCGCGCATCGGGAATTCATGCTCGACGATGCGGCGGCTGCCGTTCTCGTCGTCCTTCTCGACCAGGAATGGCACGCCCTTGTAGGACGCGTTCCACAGCGTGTGCAGCCAGTCGCGTGCGGTGGTCATGTCACCAGGCTCCCGTCGAGCCGCCGGTATTGCCGCGCGGCGACGGCGCCGCGGCGTCCGGCGACGATTTGCCGGTCGAGCCCGGGCCGTTCGACTGAATGCTGCCGGCCAGCGCGATCGCCGCCTCGGCACGTTTGACGACGTCGATCAGCGACGATCCGGCGTTGATATCGATCGCCAGCTTGCCCTCGCCCGTCATCTGCCCGGAAACGCTGACGCTGGTGGTTTTGTCGCCACCGGTGCCGGTGCCGTAAGTCATGGTCGGCGTCACTTCCGGACCGCCGCCGATCGGATAGCCCCAATTCTTGGCGTACATCTCGCGCATCGAGCCGCCGCGCTGCTTTTTCATCCGCTCGCCGCTGGTCATGCCGCTGTAACCGGCATCTTCAACCGACTTGTGCATGGCGTAGAGGCCGCCGGCGATGCCGGCCCCGCCGGCGAGCCAGGGCAGTGCCGCAGCGCCGGCAGCCCACAGCCCGCTGCCGCCCGCACCGGCCGCCGCGCTCGCGGCCGCGCTGGTCGCAGCACCGACAGCCTTGCTGCCACCCAGGGTCGCCGCGGCCGCGGTGAGCGCGGCCGCGGAGGCATCGAGCGCCACCGCGGAACCGGTCAGCGCGCCGCCGGCCGTGATCAGCTGCATGAACTTGTAGGCGCCGTAGGCTGTGGCACCGATGCCGGCAGCGCCCGCACCGATCGCCCCGGCGCCCACGGTACGACCGTCGCGCTCCGCCAACCATTGCGTAACGCGGGCACCCAAATCCGTTGCAGACGTAAGCGGCCCACCCTTACCGTCAGTGTCGAAAGAGCGACCGACCGCAGTTTCGAGGTTCTTGATCGCGCCCTCGAACCGGCTCACCGCGCCGTCGAACCCTGCCATGCGCTCGGTGGCGATCTTGCCGGCAAAACCTTCGGAACTGCCTTCGATTTCGCCGATGATCTTCTTCAGCGTATCGCTGTCGCCGAGCGCGGTCGCGATCCGGCCGCCCTGCTTGGCGCCGAACAGCTTGTTGGCCAGCGGCAGATTATTGGCGAGTTTTGGCAGCAGGTCCTTGATCATGGCATTGGCATCGACCGAATTGACCGAGCTGTCGCGGTAGCGGCCGGCAGCGCCGGCGATGCTCTTCAGGCTCTTGGCATCGCTGCCGCCGAGCGTCTCGCGCAGCATCGCGGTCACCGCCGGGTTGAATTTAGCCGGATCGGAAATCATCGCCTTGTCGCCGAAGATCTTGCCGAGCCCGCCGCGGCTCTTCTTGTCGAGATTGACGCCGTAGCGGGCGGCGACGTCGGCGGCGAACGGATCGACGTCGAGACTGTCGCGGGTGGTCTGGTAGTTCTTGTAATTGAGTCCGTTGGCGAGCATCGCGGTCTTGCCGCCGGCGGTCGGCGACTGGATCGTCGACATCAGCGCACGGAACGCGACGCCGGCTTCGTCGCCGCCGATATTGGCCTTCTTCAGCACGCCGCCGAATCCCAATAGCGACGCCTCGCTGACGCCGCCCATCCGCGCCGGGGTGGCGCCGAACTTGTATAGCTGGGTGATGTCTTCCGGGGTCATGCCCGACAATTTGGCGGCCTTGACCTGGTAGTCGGCGGTCTGCTTGGCCGACGCCATCGACGACGCCAGATCGGAGATGTTCTTCTTGAAGCCGAACATCGCGCCTTCCATCTGCTTGACCGCATCCGGAAGCTTCAGGTCCATCGCCATGCCGAGATCGCCGGCCGGCTTCATCATGCCGATGATCTGATCTTTCTTCAGTCCACGGGCGGCGAGCTCGCGCTGCGCCTCCAGCACCTGGATGTCGTTGAATTTGGTGGTCGCCCCCATATGAATCGCCTGATCCACCAGCGGCCGCTGCTCTTCGTCGGACAGGCCCATCACCGCCTTGCCGAAACGCCGCTCCTTGTCGAATTCGCGGTAGGTGCGCAACGTCGCTCTGGCGGCGTGTGCAACTGCATGGCCGGCAAAACCGCCTACCGCCACCGCTGCGGTGCCCAAGGCAATCCGTCGGTTCTCCCGCCGCACTTGCGAGCGTTCGTGGATCTGCTGCGCCTTCTCATGTTTGTCCAGCGCCGTGCTGGTCTGCTCGATCGCTGAGCGCAGCCGGGTCTGGTGCGCGGCCGCCTGCTTGACGTTGACGCCCATGCCCTCGATCGCGCGCTTGTTCGAGAGCGCGGCATCCTTCTGCATCTCATAGGCGCGCGCGGTGCGGCGGACGGCGTCCTGCGCCCGCTTCATGTCCTGTTCCATCTGCCGGGTCGGGGCCGACGTCGCCGCCATCGCCCGCGCCATGCCCTGGACGGCGGTTTGGGCCTCGCGAAAGCGCTGCCGCGACTTCGCCAGTTCGCCGCGCGACATGTCGAACTTGTCGATCGCCGCCATCTGGGTGCGGGCGCGATCAAGCGACTTTGCCAGGGCGTCGACCGCCTTCGACGTCTTCGCCGACTTCGCCAGGCCGTCGATCTTCTTGGCGATCTTGTCGAAGACGCCGCCGGTGCGGTCTTCGGCACTGATGACCGCTTTGGCTTCGATGATTTTGGCCATCGGCTATTTTTTCCACATCTTCATGCGCCAGTGCCAGTACAACACCTCGGACAGTGTCAGCTTGCCGATGTCGTGGAAGCTGTTGGAGCCGTATCCGCCGAAGGCGAGGTCGTCTCCGAGATCGCGGAGAGTTTCTTGTCTTCTTCCTCTTCGGCGGACTGGAAAAAACCCAGCATCCGGTTCTTGACCTCCCGCGCCACCGCAGCACCCGCCTGCAGCAGCGTCGCCGGATCCTTCGGCTCGACCAGGCACAGGTTGATGTAGCGCTTGATGACCTCGGCGTTTTCGACGCTGAACAGCGCGCCGCCCTCGGTGCTGGCGATGGTGTAGGGATCGCCGTGGTCGAGGTATTCGGTATAGGTCGGCTCGCGCAGCACGATCTGGAACACCTTGCCGTGCGGCGATTCCAGCGGCTTCTTCAGCTTGATGGTTTCGATTTCCGGCATGGTTTACCCCGTGATGGTCTTGTAGCTGTCGGCGGCGAGGCCAAGCCCGGAGATCTCGCCGGTGGACGTGTCCATCTGCGGCTTGCCGGTGAAAAAGCCGCCGGACATGATGTGGGTCAGGTTGGTGTCCTGCTCGATGAAGGTGATGCCGAGATTGACCTGCAGCATGATGTTCTCCGCCCATTTCAGCGGCTCGCCGTTGTTGTCGACGAAGCGGTCGAAGGTGATTTCGGCCGTGCGTGCCTTGGGCGCGACGGTGCGGTACAGGCTGGCGTCCTGGTTGACGCCGGCATTGACCTCGATGTTGGACGGATCGAGCGTGATGATGCCGCGGGCGGAATAGGCCACGCCGCCGATGACCGTCGAAACACGGCCGCCTGAAGTGTGCATGGGAAAGACCTTTCGGTTAAGTCAGGGAAGGAAACGGGGACCGGTGCTTGCGGCCGCACGCGCTGGCGACGACGAAGGCGTCGCGCCAGTCGCGCTGGCCATAAAGCTTCGCTTTAGGCCGGGAACTGCAGGAACGTGGTGGCGTTGGCGGCGAAGACGCGGAACTGGTTGACGACGTCGACCGGCAGATAGGCGTTGACCCGGTTCGGATCGCTGGAGCGTTCGACCACCAGCGAGCGCGCGAACAGGTCGGAGTTTTCCACCAGCCCGCCGGTTTCCAGTTCGGTGTAGATGTGGATGCACTCGGCTTTGAGGATTTTCGCGGTGACGATCGCCGGCTGGCCGGTCGGATTGTCGTCGGCGAGCGCGCAGCGGCCGTACTTCTGGGTGATGCGCTGGCGGTTGTAGCGCACGAAATAGACCATCTGCAGCCGGGTTTCGATGTCGAGCCATGTGATGTCCGGCTGCGAATACGAGTTGAGCTGGTAGGTGGTGACGACGCGGTCCAGCATCACGGTGCCGTCGGTCTGCACCTTGAAGCCGGCGATGCCGTCCTGGTACAGCGTGTTGCGCTGCGTGATGTTGAACCAGTTCACCCGGGACTGCGGCGGCTTGATGCCGACCAGATCGAGCGTCTGCACCGGAACGCTGATGCGATAGGCCTGGTCGACCTCGCCGCCGAGGTTCTTGTCGCCGGCGATCCGCGCGCCGTAGGACGCGGCCCAGCGCCACGGCGACGACGGACTGTCGACCACGCCGAGGATCGAGACGTTGGGATCGTTGCGGCCGGTGCCGAACGCGGCGAGGTTGGCGAAACTGTCGAACATCACGGTCAGGTAATGACCATAGATCTGCTGGATCGGCGACCAGCGTCCCGAGGTGCCCCCCAAAAAGTCCTTGATGACGTCGAGCGAGGTGGTGTCGGCATAGGGCGAGCAGATGTAGTCGAACTCCTGGTCGCCGAGCGCCGCAAGTCCCGCGCCGAGCGTCGGGGCGCCGGTGCCGGCGGTGCCGGCCGCGATGGTGAGGTAGGTCTGCAGCGGGCCTTCGTCGCCGACCAGGTCCTTGAGGATCGACTGCTTGGCGGCCAGCGCGCCGGCATTGCGCGCGGTCAGCGTCACGACGTTGGTCGCGACCGAGGCGATCACCGGGAAGGACAGCGTGCGGCCGAACTTGACATAGCCGAGGTTGATCGCGGCCGACAGGTTGGTGGCGACGTTGGCATTGGTGTCGGCCGGCGCGACGCCGATCGAGACTTTCTCGCCGCCGATATAGGCCGACAGCGTGCCGTTCGAGCCGAGAATGCCGGAGGCGATGGTCAAAGTGTGGGTCTGGATGGCGCCGCCGCCATCGGCCAGCGGCAACATCCAGATCTCGCCGAACGGATTGTTTTGTCTTGCCCAGATCGCCATTTCCGACAGCATCGAGCCCGACCCCATCTGCGGCTGCGGATCGCCGGAGAGGATCACCGGCACGTTGGCGGCGGCGCTGCCGGCGGCGGTCTTCTGACCGATCAGCAGCGTCCGCGACGGGCCGGAGAACGGCGACTGGCCGGCATTGACTTCGGCATAGAACAAGGGAACGCGAAGGTTGGCAGGAATATTCTGGAAGGCCACGGGCATCGGTTATTTCTCCTTCGGGGATCGCGGCGACTTGTCCGCAGCGGGCGTTTCGGGCGAGACGGGTGAGACTTCGACGGCGGAATCTTCGGCAGCGGATTGCGCGCGGGCTTGCCCCGCCGAAGCCTCTTCGGCGGAGGCGGGCGGCTCGCATTCGATGACGTCGCCGCCAATCAAAAGCCGCTCGTAATAGTCGATGCGAGGCACCCAGGCGCCGGCGGCGTCCATCGGAATGAAATTGCGCTCGGGCATGCGGACCCGGCCGCCAGGCGACGGCTTGACGTAAATGTGCGGCATGGATTTTCCTTCAGATGAACAAGGCGCCGGGCTCAACGCGTGGCGGCGGCGCGACCGTTTGGAAACTGGCACTCGCGACAAGCGAGCCGAGAACAACATTTGCGACTGCAGCGACCGAAACCGTCGCCGTGGCAGCTGCGGTCAGCGATCCCAGAAGCGAATTTCCGGAACCGGCGATCTGGTTTTGCGCCTGCGATGCAGACGTCAGGCCTCCCAGTATCGCTGACAGCGACGCCTGAACCTTGACAGTCGTTGTCGATAGCGACGTCAGCGCGCCAAGCGTGGCCGTCAGGGACACCTGAACCTTTACGGCAGCCGTCGCCGTCGACGTCAGCGCGCCCAGCGTCCCGGCGCCGGTTGCCTGTACTCCAACCGCTGCCGCGGCGTTGCTTGTGAGGGCGCCCAGCGTCGCAGCAAGCGACGCCTGCACCGTCACGGCGCCCGCGGCCGACGAAGTGAGCGCCCCCAGCGTGACCGCGCTGGCGGCCGCGACAGGGTCGCTGACGGCCGCGCTCGCGGTCAGGGCGCCAAGGGTTGCCGATACGACCGCCGCGACCTTCACCGAGGCGGCCGCGGTCGCCGTGAGCGCGCCCAGCGTAATCGATGCCGTCGCGCTGATCGGCAGCAACAACGGCGTATAGGTGATGACGATCAGGCCGTCGGCGCCAAACGCGCCGACCTTGCCAAGTCGCGGCCCGCCGACACCACCGCCGTACTTACCGGCTGCGGGTGTCCCCGCGGCATTTCCGGCCCCGCCACCGCCGCCCCATCCGTGCGTAGCGTCGTATTCGGTCCCGTTGCCGCCAGCCACGGCGAGGGCGCCGCCCGCGCCCCCGAAACCTGCATCACCAGAACCGCCAGTGGTGCCGGCGGCGTTGTTACCGTTGCCGTGGGCTCCCGCCGCGCCGCCGCCGGCGCCGGCCGAAGCGCCAGAAGTATTGCTGCCGTTGCCGCCCGAGAATTTTACGGTGCCGATGCCGGCCGCCGCGGCACCGCCGGCCTTGCCAGCTGTAATAGCCGTGACGCCGTCATTGCCAAGGCCGCCCTTGGCGGCGACGGTCGAAGCGCCGAACGTGGCCGCGCCGAACCACGTATCGCCGCCATCAAACGGGGCCGCGGCATGTCCGCCGCCGACGCCGACCACGAAAGAAACCGAAGCGCCCGGCGTCAGCGTGACGTTGCTGACGGATGAGTAAGCGCACCCGCCCGCTCCACCAAGCGGGCCGACAAAGGCGACAGTGTCGTCCGCCGTGCCGCCGCCGGCGCTACCGACTTCGATCGTATTCGCGCTGCTGTCCCAATCCGCCGGGACCGTCCAAGGCGACGACGAATTCTTGTCGAGAAAAATTACAACGGGCGTCGGCATGGATGGTCAGCCTTTCGCGCGCCCGTTGCCGGCGGCGTCGTTAAGCGTTGGCGGCGGTCAGGGTGAAGCTCGACACCGTGACGGTTTGTCCGACAGCGATCGACGGATTGTCGACCGTCATGTCGCCAATCGCCGACACATAATTCCACACCGCCGTGCCGTCGGTGATGCCGCTGCCGGTACCGGTCGGGCCGCCCGACGACGCCGTCGTGCCGGCGGTCGTCGCGATGTAGACGTTGCCGCCGTTCAGGGCGCGCTGCCCGAGAACAACCGCTGTGCTCGCCACCCATGCCGCGGCGGAATAGCTGATCGTTCCCTGCTTGTGGCAGGTCGTTCCGGCGTTATCGACGATCCTGAAATGTCCGGCCGTTCCTCCGGCGAGGCCTGTCCCGGTGATCGGCGTGTTGTTGAAGGACTTTGATCCGCCGGAAGCGTTCGCAGCCCAGTCGCTCGCCAGCGTGTCCTCGACCAGCTTGGTGCCGGTCGCAGCGGCGGCACACGACGCGGGAGGCGCGCCGGACCACATCTGAAGCTTGGGCGACACCCCGATCGCGGTTTCGATGGCGTCAAGCTCCGCATTGCGAACAGTGACCGAAAGTTGAACAGCCATAGTGAAGGTCTCCTTGAAATTAAGCTGGTGGCTTGTAGTTCTGACCGGCGATATTGCCGAAGATTTCCGCACCGGCACTGCCGGAGACGAGAACGAGAAGATCGATGCTGCCTGCACCGACCGTGATCGTCGGCGCAGACCCGCCGACCCACTCGGTGCCGGCGGGCCATGCGGCGGCCGCGATGAAGTAGCTTCCGGTATTCGTCACCTTGAGGATCACGCGTCCGGTCTTTGAGTTTCGCGGCCAGTTGATGATCGACAGCGCCGTGACGTTCGCGGCCAGGATCAGGTTCTGGAACGTGCCCTTGGCATAGTCGATGACGACAGAACCGCCGCCGGCGACAATCTGCGGCGTATCCATCGCGCTTCGAATTTCGGTGCTGACGTCAAACATGTCGTTCGGATCCTCGGTGATGCTTGCGATCGTGAAATCGATGCCCTCCAGCGGCGGCAGCTCCAGGGTGACGATCGCGCCGGCCAGCGCGGTGCAGATGTCCAGCTCCGACGATCCCGCCGGCATCGCCTTCGCCACCCGCTTCAGCGGCTCCGGGAACAGATCGAAGCCGGATGGGGCATCATTCGCGGTGTTGTAGACGATCACCTGGTCGTCATTGACTTCGCAGGTCAGGGTCAGGATCCGGCAGGCGATCTTGACCCCGGTATCGTCGAGCACCTGGCGGTGGCAATCATGCTTGCGGATCCGCACAAAGGTCCGGAACAGCACCGGCAGCGGATCGGGATCGTAGGACAGCCGCCGAATCACCTGGAATTCGAGCAGATCGAGCGACGCCTCCAGCCGCTTGTCGGTGTCGGGATAGCCGACCACGTAGTCGTCGCCGTCCTGGATCGCCGCCACCATGCCGAGTTCGATCACGAGCTCGATCAGCCGGTGAAACGGCGCCCCGCCATTCTGCTGCGACAGCGCCTCGCCTTCATCGCCATCGGTCAGGATGATGCCGGTCGCCTTGGCGTCGTCGCCATAGGTTTCCGGCGCGAGGTCGGCAATCCGTGAGTCATAAAAACGGCCCTGCGCGATCGTCGGCCGCGCCTCCGCCGAGCCTTTCAGGGCGGCCGAGACACAAAGGCGCAGCGCGGTGCGAGCAAGGGTCATCGGTTTGGGTCAAGGCCTTTGGAGTACCCTCTCCTGCTTACGGAGAGACGGTGGTGGGGGAAGTGAACGATCACCCAGCGAAGGTCAGAGCCCCTGCGCCACGCTGTTGAAACAATTCATGTCGTATTTGAGATTGCCGATCTGCCCGGCCGACAGGCCGGCGCCGACCGTCATGTAGGAGAACGTCTTGTTGGTGAACGCGGCGCCGAGGCCGCCCAGTTCTTCGGTGGCGCTGACGACGGCGATTGAGGCGCTGGCGCTGGTTACCAGTGAAGTCCCGTTGCGGTAGATGTTCGTTGTCGTGGCGGCGGTGCGGGTGAACGCCCAATCGCCGGTCGAGTCGGTGACGGTCGCGGCAGTCGCCTGGTTACCGGCGCAATTGGCGCGGCCCTGTGCCACGTTCGCGTTGTTGCGGCTGGTGAAGAACGTGCCGGCGGCGCTCCACAGCGCATAGTCCGCAGCGCCGTTGCTGATCGCCTCGTTGGTGGCGATGCCCAGCGCCGCATGCAGCGAATTTTGCGTCAGCAGACCGTCCGCGGCAGTCGTCGGATTGTAGGTCGAGGTGAGCTTGCCGGTGCCAAGCGTGCTAAATCCTGTCTTCGCCGCCCAGCCGACCGTGCCGCTTTCGCTCTGATGGTCGCCGTCGCGCTTGATGTTGCGCCTGGCGACGCCGCGGTCGTAGCCGTTGTAGAGGTGGATTTTGGACGCTTGCGACCACCAGCCGTTCTGCTTCGCCATGAAGATCAGGCTGTTGTAATCGTCCAGCCACGTCGCGATCGGTGCCGGATTGCCCGCCGCGGTCGATGCGCTGAAGAACGCGGTGGTTTCGGCCTCGGCGAGATAGACGCCGCCCAGCGCCGGTCGCGCCTGGTTGGCGATCCAATTATGGGCGTAGCTGTTCGGGTGGGTGCCGTCCGCCGTCATGACGTAGGGCGCGCGCCACTTGCAATTGTCGATTACCGGCACCGCGAAGGCGCCGTAGTCGACGACGAAGCCGCCATTGAGATACGCGGGGATCGCCCGCACCGCAGGATTGAACGTCGGCACCTGGGCGAGCTGCGTTGCGTTGGCGGTCTGGTTCCCCGCCGTCTTGAAGCCGTCCGAGGAGGTCGAGTTTCCTCCGACCGTCCCCTGGTATTTCGTCACGCCGGTATTCGAGAACATCCCCATGATGGTCCCGCAATCGGTCGAGCATTGCGCGGCGGTGCGGTTGTAGCGCGCATTGAAATCGTTGGTGCCGAGAAAGGCGCCGACATGGCTATATCCGAGGGCGCCGATCAGCGTCGTCAGCTTGCTGCCGCCGGCCGCGATATCCTTGGCGCTGATCGACTGGCGGCCGATCCGGGTATAGGCGCAGACCGGATCGAGCGCGCGCGCCATCCAGCCGTTGCCGCCGTTCGGGCCTGTCGAGAGCGTGTCGCCCTGGCCGATCGCCGTGATGCTGTCGCCGACAATGGCGTGAGCCCGCGCGCCGGCTTTCGCCACGGTGCCCATGATCGCCGCAGGCCCGAATCTGTCCGCGCCCGACGCGCTGACCGGGACCGTGCCGCTGTTGCCGAAGCTGCCGGCCTGCGATCCCTCGAAGAGGCCGAGGACGCTCGGCGCCGCGGGAATCGCGTGCAGGGGCACAACGCCGGCGCCGGTGACCGCGGTGATCACCGTGCGGACGCCGAACGCCGCGCCCTTCAAAATGGTGGGGCCGATCGACGCGGTGCTCTTGAGCTGGCCGCCGTCCGCGACGACCGCGCCGGACTGGACCTGCGTGAAGACGCCCGAGTTGATCGGGTACTCGACGAACCGGTCGAACGTGTAGGTCCCGCCGATGTTGGTGGGCACGATGATCGTGCCGTTGTCGAACCAGTACCAGCCGAGGTCGATGAACTGCAGGCTCGAAATGTCGCCTTCCGGCGAGGCGCAGTGCTGGCTGTAATACGTGAAAGGTACGGTGATCGCGGCCGAGACGCTGCCCGGCGTGACGGTGCGGTTGGCGGCAACGATGTTGTTGGTGATTTTCGGGCCACTCGCTCCCCCAAGGGAAGCGCCGGCCTGAAGACCCAGCCCGAGACCGATCATCAGGTCAGCGCGCCCATGTTGGTCGCGGTGGTGCCGGTCCTGTAGACCTTCTTCACCTGCAGCGAATGTTCGACGCCGGCGGCGAGACTCTTGTAGGTGAAGGTGGTGCCGTCGGCCATGTCGACCTTGACGTCGCCGGAAACCCCGACATAGAAGCCGCGCGACGCGCTGACCAGCACGTGATCGGTCACGGAAATGTCGATCGTGATCACGCCCTGCGCCGACGACAGGGCCGCGATCGAGTTCTCTACACCGGCGCTCATGGGCATCGATCTCCGTTGGTTCAGGCGCGCTTGCGCGCGGTCAGATGCAGCACGGTCCGCCGCACCCCATCGGGCAGCGGCCTTGCGACTTCAAACAGCTCGCCGGTCTTCAGCCGCAGGACGCGATCACCGGTCGTGACCGGCCATCGCAACAGCGTGTTGTCGAACGACACCAGCGGCTGCGACGCCACCAGCTTTTGCGCGTGATCGTCGGCGATCGCGCCGCGGGCATGCGGAAACACGGCCTGCGACGGCGCCACATAGGCGCCGATCGCGGTGAACGCCGGCCGCGCCGGATCCGGAATCCGCAAGGCATCGACGTCCAGATTGGGCTTCATCGCGATCAGCTGAAAGCTCTCGCCGTAGACCCGGTCCACGGCGGCCGACGTCAGGGAAGCTGCGGTTTCGAACGGCGTCGGCATGATCGAGGCTCGCCCCTTCCAGGTCCGCGCTGGCGCCAAATTGGCGCCAGTCGCGCTGTCGACATCGCCAAGGCGATGCGACGATCAGTTCGAGGTGCGAACTTCGACCAGCGTTTCCGGCCTTTTGCACAGCGCAAGCGGATTCGACTGCGACTTCAGTTCAACGCCCTCGCCGTGATCGAGGATCTTCGGAGAAATCCAGAGTTCCTGTCCGGGCTGGTTGACGACGCGGATATCGTCCGCCGGCGCGAACCATGTCTCGAACGTGTTCATGGTGCCGGCCGGATAGGCGTAGCCATAGTCGACCGGCACGAAGGCGGTCGAAACCGGCGGCTTGCCGACCGGGGCGACGCCGTAATATTCCCGGAACAGGATCTGCTGGAATTCGAACACCCGGCCAAGCTGGCCGCCCATCGGATCGAATTTGGCGCGCGCCAATTCGCTCGCCGCCTGCCAGTTGATCCAGAACTTCTCGACCTTGGGATGCTGCACGAACTTGTTGAACCACGAGGTCGAGACCAGAACCTCGGGGCGGGTCATCACTTCGCCCTTCAAATTCGTGGCGATCGATTGCCGCAGCTGGGTGCACTTGTCGATGATATCGGTGCCGGCCGTGCCGAGGAGGAAATCGATGGTGTTCTTGGTGATGCCGAAGAACGCGTAGAGATCGAGCAGGGTATCGCCGTTGCCGTCGGTGATCAGGCCCTTCAGCGCCCCCATGCGCACCCACTCCAGGGTGATGGCATGCTTGTTGCGGATCGAGAACAGCCGCTTGGCCAGTTCGTCTTCCATCGTGCGCGGCGTCTTCGACTGCGCGACGATGGTCAGCATGTTCTGCAGGTCCCGCGGCGTGATCAGGTCTTCCATCGGGAAATGCGGCACCTCGACCCAATAGGATTTGCGGGTGCCGCGATCGCCCGAGGTGCCAGGCGCGCCGCGCTCCTTGGCCGGTAGCACGCGGATGGTGCCATCCTCGATCGTGATCTCGACGATGGTCGAGATCGAGCCCTGACCGGGAAACAGGCCGAGCGCGTTAAGCAGCCCGTAGTTGTTGGGAATCCGGTTGACAGCTGTCGAAAGCTGGATCGCGGTAAACGGAAAATTGACGACGTCGAGTTCGGACATGGCCGATGGTTCCTTGCGATGAAGGCCCGGCCGGCGATGCCGGGAGCCTGTTGCGGGAGAGAGATGAAGATTTCTTGCCTCCCCCGTTTGTCCGGGGAAGGGTCAGTCGGGGATCAGCTCGGACGCTGCACGATCATGGTGGTCAGGGCCTGCGCCAGCGCGGCGGCCTTCTGAGGGTCGGTCGCGCCGGCCGGCCAGATCAGGTAATTCGGATCGATGCAGGCGAGCCGCCGCAACGTCAGGATGGTCTGGTCGGCGCCGCCGTTGGTGGCGATCTTCTTGGCCAGGGCAATGGCGTAGAAATTCTGGCTGCCATCGGTCGCCGCAAAATTGATCGGGACAACTTTCGTGGTCGCGACCGCGGCCGCCGTCACCGTCACGTCAGCCGCATCGCCGACGGCGGCAGGGGTGCCGCCGGCCGTGATGGTGAACTTCAGCTGGTTGGTGAAGGCGACGCCCGTGGTGCCTTCGCCGAGTTCGATGCCATCGGGATCCTCGACCCGGAACCTGGTCGCCGCGATAAAGGTGATGGCATAGACGCCGAGCTTCGAGCCCGGCGCCACCTTCGGGTTGGCGAAGGCATTGGTGAAGTTCCCAGTATTAGCGGCGCGCGCGGCATAAGCGGCATCGAGCGCACCGACAGAGATCGCGCCGAGCACGGTGCCGACGTCGGCAACGTTGTCGGAGCCGGAGCCGGCGGCGAGGGTTTCCTGCGCCTTCGAAATGAAGTCATCGACGGCGTATTTCAGCACGTCGCTTTCGATGCGCGGCTGGCTGAGAGAGAGGGTCTTGAGGGTCATGGTCGAGAATCCTGTTTCTGGAGTGAAGGGCTAAGGATGGACTGGGCCCGCCGTTGGCGCGCTCAGACGATGCGCTTGGCCTGGGCGGCCACAAGACGGTCGACAGCGGCGGAGAGACCTTCGCCGGCTGCCGGCGGTTCGACCTCGCTGCCTACCTTCGGGTCCGGCACGTTGCCGTCGAGACGCGACGTCTTCGGCTCGGCACCCTTCGGCGCCTTGCCGAGCATCGCGACCGCAGCGTCCGCGCTCATCTCGGTTTCGAACGCGAGATGGCGCGCCAGGTCCTCGCGGCCTTTGGCGTCGGAATGATCGAGGATCGCCTTGGTGCGAGTGTTCGCAGTCTTGACCGCATCTGCAGTCAGCTTGGCGGCGTCGTTGCCGGCTTCGATCACGCCCAGTTTCTTACCTTCGTCCAGCGCCGCAGTGATGGCGCTGTTGAAAGCATCGCGAGGAACCGCATCCTTCGAATCGGCACTCAATCCAACAGCCGCGAGTACGGCTGCAATTCCGGACAATTTCCCGGTCATCGCATTCTCCTTTGGGATAATGGGCGGCGCATTGCGAAGCCCGGTTGGGTGGAAGGGTCGCTAGCGGATCAGTGAAACGAACTGTGCGAAGGCCTCCGTCGGCCGCGCGACTTCATCGGCGAGACCGGCCCTGACCGCATCCTCGCCGGTAAAGGCATCGGCTTCGGTCGCCAGCGCCGCAGCCTTCGAGAACCGCGGACCGCGAAACTCGCCGACCGCGGCGGCAAAATGGTCGCGCATCTTGTCGATGCGCGCCTGCATCTTGGCGCGGACATCTTCCGGCAGCGGCCCGAAAGAATGCCCGTCGCCCTTGTGCTTGCCGCTGGAGACGATCGTCACCTTGGTACCGGCCTTCTCCAGCCGCGCCGAATGGTCGAGATGCATGGTGATGACGCCGATCGAGCCCGCCGCGCCCATGCTCGGAATGATGATCTGCCGCGCCGTCGACGCCAGTAAATAGGCCGCCGAGAACGCAAAATCGTTGAGGATCGCGATCGTCGGCTTTTCCTTCGACAATTCCGCCATCATCTGCGCGGTGTCGAATACGCCGGCGCCCTCGCCGCCAAACGAATCCGTCTCATAGACGACGCCACGCACCGTGTTGTCGCGCCGGATCGCCTGAATCTTGGTCTGCAGGCCCTGGTACGACATCTCGCCGGACGATTGCCCGAGGAACGCGCCCTTGTGGATCAACGTGCCCTCGATCGGCACCAGCGCGACCGGACCGATCCGGTCGAAGATGCGCCCGCCTTCGCCAGCGCGCTCATAGGCGCGGCCGAGCCGATCGCCGAGCGTGCCCATGCTCTCGGACGGACGGCCCCCGGCAAACGCCACATGATCGACCGGCATGGCGCCGTCAAAATGAATGCCACCCTCGACCACCCGGCCACCAAGGCCGGTCAGGATCGCGACGGCCTTGCCGGCGTCGATCAACAGCGGCGTGTTGAACATGCGCGCGGCGATATGCGGCATCAGCAGCGTCATTTGTTCGGCCTCGATTTGTCGTTCTGCGAAGGCGACTCCGGCGCGGCATCGTTGCCGGCGTCAGACGGATCCGGCAGCAGCCCGGAACCCGCCGACAGCACGCGGGTGATGCCCCGCTCTTTCAGCATCTCTTCTTCGTCGGCGACCTGGTCGAGCGTATCGGTCAGGTCGCGGCCGAGATCCGCGTTCTCGTCTTCCAGTGTCGAAATCATTGAGCCCATTCGCAGGCTGGCTCCCTGCGCTTCCTTCACGGGATCGACATAGCCGCGGCCGGGACCGATCCAGCGCGCCCGCAAATAGGCGCCGGGACGATCCCAGAAGTCCGGCGCACCCGGCGGCGGCTTGATGTAACCGCGGTCGAAGGCCTCCTCGAGCTGCGCATAATGGATCGGCAGCACCACCTGGTCGACAAAGGCGGCGAGCAGCATCTGGGTGTGACGCCAGACTTCGTTGAGCGCAGCGCGGGCCGACGAATAATTGACCTTCGACCAGTCCATCGAGAGCTGCTCGTAGGAGATGCCCAGTGCTGCCGCGATTGACTGCAGGAATGCGGCCTGAAAATCCGGAAACGCGGTGGTCTGCCGCGGCGAGGAATTGATCTGGATCTCGTCGCCGATCGGCATCACCGGGATACGCACGCCGCCGAGATGCGGCGGAAACTTCTCCCAATGCCCGAGCCGCTTGTCTTCCAGCGTCAGGACGCTTTGCGGCGTGAACGCCGCGGTCGCCTCGCCGATCGGCAGCGACGACTTGACGAACGCCGCAAACAGCGCGTTGACGGTCGCCGAGGCCAGCTCGGTATCCGAGAACTTGCCTATCATCCTTAAGCGCTTGATCAGCGCCGCAAACGGCGTCATCGCCCGCGCCTGGTCTTCGCGATCGGGCTCGAACCCGTGAATGAAAACCGGCCGGCCGCTCGGCGTGCAGCGCGGAATCCGGGTCCAGGTCATCGGCTGCGGCACGATGTACCAGTCGGCCGGGTGGCCGTTGCGGACGTGATAGGCCATCGGCACGCCGTCGTCGTCGAACTCGACGCCGCCGCGCAGCTTCTGCGACACCGGCTGGCCGTACGGATTGGAGAGCCGGTCCGGATCAATGGCGCGCACGCAAGTGGAGTAGCGGCCACCCGATTTCCATTTCAGGAAGGCGGTTGCCTCGTTCATGGTAACGAAAGTCCGCGCCAACAGCCGGAACATGCCGTTGCCAGTCAGGCGGCGTTGCGCATCGAAGCGCTTGCAGGGCTCGTTGGCGAACTCGTACCACTCGCCTTCGATGTCGGCCGCGAGTTCGCGGATGATCTCGCGGTGTTTCTTGTTCTTGCGATCGAGGCCGAGCGCGCGCGCATTGGGCTTCGATGACAGGATCAGTTTGGCACCGACCAGCATCTCGACCAGGCGTGACACGCCGCTTTGCGCAGTCGGATCGTTGCGAACAATGTCGCGGGTGCGCGCCACCGAGATGTCGCGGTTCGGCAGCACGGCGGAATCCGCCGACGTCGGCATCGGATTCCACGCCGCAAATTCCTGATTGCGGAATCCGCCGGAGCGATACGCCGGCTCCGGCACGCCTTGACCGGAGCGGATCATGGCGATGCGCTCTGGCGACACGCGATCACCGCTATCGTCGTAAATGGCGAGTGACATTCAGATCCTCAAAACACAAAGCCGATCGCGCCGCGGCGCGGCAAGCCGGCGATCCTGGCCTCGAGCTCGGCGATATAGGCATCGAGCCGGTCGGCACTGGCGACCGTGAACTTGGTTCGCTGACCGCCGAAATCGCATTCGACGACGCCCTGCCCCATCATCAGCTCGTGACGGGCGAGGCGGGCGGCATCGAGCATTTCCTGATCGGTCATCAGATTCCCTTGTTCATTTCCGCGAGCCGCGCCCACGGATCGTTCGGCGGCGTTTCCGGCGCGATCTCGCCGGTCACCATGTCGGCGCCGCGCTGGAACGCGCGCGGCGTGAACAGATCGGCCTTGCGCAGATCTTCCGGAATGCCGCGCTCGGCGGCGAGCCGGGCCCAGTCGTCGGCGGTGAAGCTCGCGAAATACGCATCGAGCGAGGCCATGTTGTAGATCCGGCAATCGAGCCAGTGGTTGTCGGCGCCGGCGCGAACCGTCCACACCTGGCGCTTCCGGCCGCGGTACTTTTCCTCGGCAAGAAACTCGGATGTGATCTGCTTGAAGTAGGCTTCGTCCTGGAACAGGCCGAAGTGGCAGTAGCCCATCGGGTAGACCAGGCTCGACCCCTCGGCTTTCGCGACCTGCCCGACATACTGGTAGAACGTGCTCTTCAACGGCCAAGTGCCGACGAAGCGGACGGTGGCGCCGCCCTTGATCACCTTGCCGCGGTAGTCGATGTCCTGCGGCGTCGCCGCCGAGAGCGGCGGCCGGCCCCATCCGTCGCGGCCGATGATCGCCTGCGTGCCTGGATGCATCCGGGTCCAGGTCTTGACCGCGCCGGTGTTGTAGTTGGCGTCGATCGAGAACGTGTCGGGGCGGCGCAGATTGTCGTAAGCGTCCGGCCAGGAGCGGTGGTAGAGCTTAGTCAACTCGACGAACGCGCCGCCGTCATGGTCGGTGGTGGCGCCGTCGATATAGCCGGCGTCGATCACCCAGCTTTCGCGGTTCGGCGCCACCGCCAGCGCCTCCCAGTAGATCCCGCGCTTCTGTACGTCGGCCGCGATCGCCACCAGCAGCGCGCCGGGCGGGACGTGGCCGCGGCGGTAATCCTCGCGGCGCTCGAACAGCCGCATATGGTCCGGCGCATCGCCGCGAAACCGGAACGCGAGACCCATTTTCAGGGTCGAGAAGTCCTTTTTCGCGGTCTCGCTCTTGCGCGAGCCCAACCAGTCTTCCGCGATCGCCTCATACGACATCATCAGCGAGATGAAGGCGTCGATGTGGAAGCCGGGTTGCCGGCTCAGTTCGTCGAGAACGCTCGCTATCCACTTTCCGGCGCGGACCGCATCGACACGCTCGGTTTCGGTGACGCCGTGACCGCAATCGCACCGATAGACCGACCGGTGCGGGTGTTTTTCGTCGATCAGGAAGTTGTCGAAGCGGTGGACGAAAAATTTTCGGCACTCGGGACAAAAACAATTCCAGAAACGCTGATCCGAACGCTCGAACTTCAGTGTGATCCGGCAATGGCCGTCGGTATCGCCGCTCGGATCGCCGGTGTCGACTTCCGGCGTCGAAATATTCAGAATCTTGAAGTTCTTGCGGCGCCGAAACGCCGTAAAGCGACCCTTGAACAGTGTATCGGGATCGCCGAACCCCGGGATGTTCTGCCACTTCGAGAATTCGTCGCGAATTCCCTTCTTGGCGGTCTTGCCGCTCATATCCATCACGGAATGAGCGTTCGCGAGCCACATCCGGCCGCCGGCAAACACCTTTTCGTTGGTGGTCGAGCCGGCCATGGTCCGCGCCTGCGGGTAGATGACTGGCGGTCTGTTGCCGCCGATGCCGTCGCGTCTGGTGTGCTTCTGCCAGGCATCGATCATCGGCTGCAGTTTGGCGTTGTTGATGTCCTTCAGGAACTCGATGCCAGGACATGCGTACAACGTATTCGCCGGCTCGCAGTCGGCGATGAACAATCCCCATGCCAAGGCGAGAATGGAAGCGCCCGACTGTTCCGATTTTCGGATTGTCACCTCGGTGCAGGGATGATCATCACCAAGGCACTCGGCAATTCCCGGCAGGTAGGGCGCGCCGGCGGCGTTCCAGAGCTGGCCGGCATTGTCGCCGTCGATCAGCCTGATGTTCTTCGGCAGCCAGTCGACGAAGCTGATCTCCTCCCGCGGCGATAGCGACGCGTCGAAGAGCTTCTCAACCCTGTCATACGCCGATTGTTCGAACTGGATCGTCATCTGACAGTCTTGCTGGAGGGCGAAAGCGCTCCGCGATCACTCCGCAACGGGTTCGGCGAGCAGGTCTGCTTGCATCGGCACACCCGAGGCGGCAGAGGCGGCGCGGCCGCGAGCGGCGGCAGCCATATCTTTCATCGCGGCCACAATCGCGATCCGCTGCGCCCTGGTGATACGCTTCAGGGCCGCGCGCATGCCGTTTTCGCCTTCCTTGATCGCGATAGCGGTCAATTCCGAATCGCGCGCCTGCAGGCCGTCGACGATATCGGCGATCCGGTTGGCGGCGTCTTCGGCCACCGCGTCGAAGTCGGCGACCGGAAGCAGATTGCCCCGCGCGCGTTCGAGCTCGATGAACTTCAGATCCGCCGAATAGGCCCGGTCGCGGGTCTGTTCGTCGCGGAGCCGGCCGTCCGCCGGCAACCTCGGCGCCGATGTCGCGGCGGCCGCGTCGGCGGCCCTGGTGGCGGCGCCCTGCTCTCTCGCCCCGTCGCCGACCTCGCCGATCGCGATGTCGTACTGGGCGACGTTGATCAGCTTCTGCTTGCCCTTGCCCGGCTTCGTCGTCAGCCGGCCATCCGCGACCAGGCGCGTGACCTTTTCCGAGATCGTCGACTTCCGAACACCCTTCCGCGTCGCCAAATCGGTGACCGAAAGCCAAAGCCCAACGTCAAGTTCGGTGTGTTCGGGCATGAGTGTTCGGAGTGTTCGGTGTTCGTTCGGTCAGTTTCAAAACCCGTCCAACTGGAAAACCCCCGGGCCCATTTATGGCCGCGGGGAAAATCGCCCGGGAAGGACCCGTTCGAAGGGCCGACGATTGCCCGAACCGCCCACCGTTCAGGCGCCGAGCACGCGGTAGAGTTCGTGTGCGATGCGCCCGGGCAGGTCGCGGTCGACCGTGCCGAAGAACGCGGCCTCC